CGGAGTAGACCCGGACGGCATTCGTGAACGACTCGACCGGCACATCGGTCCCCGTCCATCCGGCGTTCCGATACGCGAGGCGCGCGTCGGTCTGTGCGTGGATGCTGCGGAACCCCGAGACGAACGCCGCCGCGCACGCCTGTTGGTTCTGCTGCGGGAGCCTGGCGAAGAGCCCATCCTCGGAATGGAAGACGCACGCGCCGAGCTCGAACAGCCGACAGAGCGCGCCCATTGCATAGAAAAACGCAGGGTCAGACTCGCGCTTACCTTGATCATCGAACTCTGCTGCGCCAATCGGTTCCCCGCTGATCGCGGGCTTGCCGGTCCCCTCGCTGATGCCGGCAATCTCTCGAATGCGGCGGACCTGGTTCCACTGGTCGCGCGAGCGGTCGAGGTGCGCCGTATTGAACGGGGCGGCGCCATTCGGCGGATACCCTTCGGCGCTCATCTCGTCTTGGCCGAGCATCGCCCCGAGCGACCAGACGTGGCCGTTCGGCATCGACCGCGCGGCGACGCTGTTGAACCCGGGGATGTCGTTGACGAGCGACGACTGCGACGGATGGCCGAGCTCGTTCGCGCCCTCGAGGATCACATGCGAGTATGGCCCGACCAGCGCCGATACCTGCTGCATGTGGGCCTCGACCTGGTAGCCCGTGGCCGAATCCGTGTTGACGACGAGGTAGAGGTAGAGCCCTCGCGCCGCCGTCTCTTTCACCAGCGCCGGCAGCGCCGCGCGCGCCGACTCCGGGGTCTGGTTCGCCCAGGTCAAGGCGCCGCCGAACACCCGCACGCCGCCGAACCCGGTCGCCGCCACCCAGTCGAGAAACGCCGCGCGCTCCGGAGGGGGACGGGCGAGGAGTGACAACCCAGACGTCCAGAACCCACGATACGTCCCGGCATCCGTGACGAAGAAGCGCCCCTCGATCCGCATCGGCAGGAGCGGGGGCATCAGCCGGGTCAGCCGCAGATCCCGATGGCTGTTCCGCGTCAGGTCGACGTCATACGCCGCCGGCGCGAAGCCCTGCGCCTCGACGCGCACCGTATGCGCGCCGCGCGCGAGGGTCGTAGACGTGTAGCCGTAGGTGTTCGTCGTGCCCTTCGCACTGGCGTCTACGATCAGCGTCGCGCCTGGCAGGTACGGACCCGTCGACTCGCGCACCGTGACCGAGTACTGGAACGACGTCGCCGGCGGATCGGGCGGCCGCGGTGGCCGGTTGCTACCACACGCCGCGACGGCCACGAGGAGGAGCACGGTCCAGATCTTCACAGCTTCTCCAGGCAGGAACGGACCAGCGCGGTATGCGACGTCGGGTCACTCTCCGGCAGGTTGTGCGGGAGCTGCCGGTTCTCCTCAGACGGCGTCGAGGCCCACGACTGCACGGCATACCCGTCGAACCCGAGGCCCTGACAGTAGGTGAACCAGGCGCCGGCTTGCTTCACCCACTCGGCGTCGCTGATGTGTTCCTTCGCGTTGATGGTGACCTGCAAGGTCATCTGCGGGTCGGAGCGGTCCGCCACCAGTTCGCGAATCTGGCGATGGATGTCGGCGGTGTACACCGACCGCTGGTTGTAGTCGACGTCCATCCGGAGGAAGTCCGGCCGACCACCGAAGGCGTCCCAGACCTCGAGCCGCTCGTAGATGGCCCCGACCGACGCCATCGGATACGCGCAGTAGGCCCCGATGACCATGGACGGCCACCGCTCGCGGATCGTCCGGACCTCCGCCGCGAAGTCTTGCCCGGAGAGCTCCATGAACGCGTGGTCGTAACAAACAGCCCCGAGGGTCACGGGCGGGTCGAGCGCCGCGAACTTCGCGACGATCTTCTCGATGGCGTCGAGCGACTTGCCGACGACCTGCACTTCGATCAGTACCCCGGCGGCCTGGAGCTTCGTGAAGGCGTTCGCGCCGTTGAGCCAGTCCCAGGTGTTGGCGCCGCAGAACCGGTTCCCGTAGTCGCGGCCGTCGAGGGAGAAGTGCCCCTGGTAGAACTGGAACGCCCCGATGCGATCGAAGCCCCACTGCCAGAGGTTCGACTCCGTGAACAGCTGCGCCATGTCGGACGAGCCGAGGTTCGGGCCGAAGCAGATTTGTTTCCGAGCCGTGGGATCGGTCGGCGGCACGCGGTCCTCCACCGTGATGAAGCGCGGGTTGACGGTCTGGTCCGATCCCCCGGGTCCGTCGACGCGCAGCCGGATGCCGACGATGCCCGGGTGCGGGAAGGCGTAGCCGTGCTGCGGCCGCGGGGGCGTCTGGATGGTGTCGGTGACCCAGATGGCATCCCCGTACGTCCACAGCCACGAGGCCGACGTCGCGGTGCCACCGGTATACGACGCCTCACAGATCGCCAACTGCCCGAGCGTGACCGTCGCCGGATAGCTGACGATGCGGCAGAGCGGCCGCTCGGGGGTGACGACGGGTGTCTCGAGCGGCAAGCCCTCGAGCTCCGCCACGGTGCCCCAGTAGTACCGGGCCTTGTTCTCCCGCTGCAGGATAAAGGCGACCGCGAACAACGACCCGTGCCGGGTGAAGTGGACGCGGTAACATTCGCCGGGATCGAGCACGCGGTGCGGGCCGTTGCCGATCTGCACGATGCAGCCGCCCTCCCCTTGCCCGATGGTGATGCCCCCGAGGTGCGTCCACTCCCAGAATCCCGAGAGGCCGTAGGACTGCGCCAGCGGGGTCTGGCTGTTGACCGTCTCATCCCCGGTGACGAGGTGCCCATCATCCGCGACGTAGCGATAGCCTTGACTGCCCTGCGCGATCGTTGAGAGATGGAGGAGGCCGCCGTGGTCGTAGATGACCGGGTTGATGCCGTGGGTCAGGCCGCGGTCGTACCACCGGTGGTCCATGTGCTCGAGCGCGCGACCGGACTGGTGGCCTTGGCCTGCACAGACGCCAGGGGCCAAGAGTCGTGGGTAGAGGACCGCTTCGCCAGACCAGGCATAGCCGGGACTGTTCTCGGTCCAGGTGGTCGCGACATACGGCCCCATCTCGCCGGGGAGGCCCGGGAGACAATCCGCGCCTATGGCCCCGACAACGTCCAGCGTGATCACGGTTGGCGCATTCTATAGCGAAACACCCGACCGCCGGAAGCGACTTCCACGACCCCGAGATCGAGGCCGTCATTCCCGGCGCCGCGGTAGGAACTCCCCGGGATCAACCGTTCATCGTCCGTCAGTTGCGCCTCGTGCTCCGCGATGGTCGGGCGGAACGTCGTGTCGGGATAGACGTAGGACGCATGGCTGCTGGCGAGGACGTTGTGTGTCCAGGTGAACGTCGACGTCATCGCCGAGAGCCCGGTCGAGCCGATGCCTTCACTGGTGAAGACGCCGTAGTCGCGGTGGTACCCGAGGTTGTTCACGCAGGTCAGATCGTCGATCGCGAACAGCCCCGGCCGCGTGCCCGTGCTGACCTCGATGTCGCCCGCGTACAGCGTCATGAAGTTAAGGCCCTGGTTGATCGTGTTGTGCTGGATCGTGACCTCGCCCACTTCGTTGCCCGCCTGTAGGAAGAACCCCGTGCCGTACAGGTAGTTGTGCTGGATGGTGATGCGCGTCGCCTGGCCGCTCTGGTTCACGTCGTCGTAGCCGAGCAGGTTGATGATGCCCTCGGTGTCCCGCACGGTGTTGCGCTCGAAGAGGACATCTTCGACCACTGACCAGGTCGATCCGCCTTCGTCGTTCCGGGTGGTGAACACGATGGCCGTCCCGCTCTGACCGTCTGACCAGTTCCGTTCGAACGTGTTGCCTCGGATGACGACCCGTTTCGCCGATTTGAGTTCGAACAGGTTCTTGACGACCTTGCCTTCGCCCAACCAGCTGAGTTGCTTGGAGAAGAAGTTGTTCTCGACCAGGATGTCCTGGGGGATGTTCCCCGCCGACGCACTGTTCGCCCCGCCGAAGAGCACATTGATGCTGGCCGCTTCGATGTAGTTGTCGATGAGGGTGTACGGCCCCGCGCCGTCCCACGCGCAGAACCCCTGCGACTCTTGGCCCACCGCCCAGATGTTGGCGATATGCGAGCGGGTCAGGGTGATGTTGGTGCCGTTGCCCTGCACGCCCCGCTTCTGCCCGGAGGCGCCAGCGACAATGAGGATCCGATCCATGTAGATCGAATCCGACCCCGCCATGCGCAAGACTTCCCCGTTGCCTCCCGTCGCCGAGCCGAACTGCAACCCGTCGAGGATCCAATTCGCGACGCCCGTCCCGCCGATGAGCGGCGGGTCGCCGTTGCCGGGCGTGATGAGCGGCAGGAGCGACGCGTCCGCGACGGTGATGCGCCGGTTCGGCAGCGTCGCCGAGCTCCGCACGGTGATGTCCGCGCCGGCGGCCTTGACGGGCAACACGAAGTTCCCCGTGAACGTCGCGCCCGCCTCGACGACAATCTCGTCGCCGGGGTCCGCGTCGTCGAGCGCCGTCTGCAGATTGCCGCCGCTGTTGACCGTGATGGTTGCCATAGTCTTACGCCAGTCGTCGGACCCCGAGCACCTTGACGCGGTCGTACGCCTGCTCGGTCACCGCATTCGCTTGATTGCCGCCGAGGAGCCAGACGGATCGATGATCGTGTTTCAAGTAGAACCCGACGTGCCCACTGACGCCATCGGTCCCCCGCTCGAGGATGACGACGTCGAACCCGCAGATGGCCTCGTCGAGCGCCACCGGCTGGCCCATCGTCAGCCACGACCGCGCCCGCGCCGAACGGGTCCGCGGCAGGCCGAGGATGAACGCGATGGCGTTCGTGAATGCGGAGCACCACGGGATCTCGTCCGAGGCCTGGAGGCCCAACGAACAGAGCGAGAGGCACCACGAGATGAACGGATGACTCCCGGTGCCGGCGACTTCCGAGACGCCGAGAAAGCGACGGGCCACGAGGTAGGCCGTCACCGGCGCGTCTTCAATTCGTTGATGCCCTTCTCGATCCGGTCGAGTTGCTGCTGCTGAAACGTCATCCATTGTTCGATGCGCAGAATCCGATCGCGCGCCTCCTGTATTTGCAAGTCCTGGTGCCGGTCATTGTTGCGCAGCTCCTGTGAGGCGTCCACGCTTTGCTGATAGGTGAGGCCACAAAGCGCCATGATGATGGTCAGCATGACGCCCATCAGCCACACCCGCCACGTCGCATCCCGCTCGGCCATAGGCACGTCCCCTCCCCTCGCCGCGTGTGGTCGTGCTTAGTCCTGCGGCTCCTGACGATAGCGCCCGGCCGTCGTGGCCGACCGCTCCGTCGTCTGCGCGATCCGTTTCAGCTTCGCAATCAAGGCTTGCGCCTGCGCCGTGCGTCCGCCGCGCAGCGCATCTTCCAACGTCGTCATCAAGCGCGCGGTGTGGATCTTCGTCGTCAGGCCCGACTCCGCGATGGCCGCCATCGTGTCGCCGATCACCACGCCGACAATCGCCCCGAGGCCGCCGCCAGCCCCCGCCCCCGTCGCCGCGCCTGCGGTGCGCGCCATCGTGCGCTTGAACGTGTTGGGGCGGACCTGGTCGGTTTCCTTCGCGGCACGCAACACACTGTCGGCCGTCTTGTAGAGATGGAACTGCGCATTCGCGGCGGCCGTCGCGGGGTCTTCCCCCGCCAGCGTCTCGCGCATGATCCCCGCGCCTTCCGCCGAAGCCTTGCCCCCGCTGCGTTGTTTCAGGTAGTCCGCCGAGATGGACGGGGCGTATTCCGCCTTCGCGCCTTCATCCCACGCCGCGCGCAAGCGGCGCAGCGCCTCGTAGCGCGCAATCGAGCCGAGTTGCGAGACTTCCTCGATCATCCGGTCGATCTTCGCGACCGCGGGCTGAAACTCCTCCGGGATCACGTCTTTCCCCAAGGGCGCCCGGCGTCCTGGTGGCACCATGTCGGAGACGGCGCCTGTATTCGACACCAGTTGTCCCTGCGCGGCGCCACCCGTCGCCTCACTCCCCTCCACCGCCTCCGCGACGAGCTTCTGTCGCGCGTCCTGGAGCTGCTTGAGGATCGGACCGGTCGGAATCGCCTTCGTGCTGTTGCGCGCGTCGGCCGCCTCGTCGAGCGCCGTGCGCGCCTCGTCCAGACGGGCCGAGACTTTCGCCGCGAGCGTGTCACGCGTCAGTGCGCCGAGCTCGGGATCGCGTGCGAGCGCCGGCGCGACCTCGCGCGCCTGATTCCCGAAGCGCGTCTTGTTCGCCCCCGTCTTCGGGGAGATGACCGCGGTCATGCGGTTCTCGGCCCCGCGCGCCAACGCATCGGCGACCGGCGCCTTGACCGCGGCCGGGACGCCCGGGGCGTGCTTCAGCAAGCCGGGCGATAGCAGGCCCGTGGTTTGTCCGAGCGCGGTCTGCCAGTCGCCCGTGGCCCCGAGCTCTTCGCCGATATTCGCGGCGGCCGGACCGACGAGCGGCAGGACGGTGGCCGCGCCGTGGCCGAGCATCTCGGAGTAGCGCCCCTCGCGTCCCGCCTGAATCGCCTTCTGCCCCTGCGTGACGTGCGCGTCCTTCACCGCATTGAGCAAGAGGCTGATGGCATCAATGGGATGCTGCGCGGCGTATAGCGGGCCTTCGATGTAGTCCCCCGGTGTCGTCGACGGCAGCACATATTGCAGCAGCCCGGACAGCGCACGGCTCAGCCCACCGGGTTGCTCGGCCGGCGCCTGCCCCGTGAAGTCTGGTGCGGCCGGTGGCGGTGCCGTGGGGGCTGCTGGTGGCGCTTGACCCGCCGCCGGGATGCCGGAGAAATCGAACTTGCCGACCTGTTGGGGCATCTACTTGGGTTCCTTGATTCCCAGCAGGGCGCGGTTCTTCGGGTTCTGCAGGAACTTGTCGATGCTCGCGTCGGACGCGTCGTACTTGCCGTCGAGCAGGATCTGCTTCGCGCGCGCGCGCACGTCGGGCGGGACGGAGGCCGCCGGCGGTGGCGGAGCGGACGGTCCAGCCGCGGACGCGGGGAACGCCCCGGCGTAGTCGATGAGGTAGTCGTCGGGCTCCGCGTTCGTGCCCTGCGTCATCGCCCGGAACTGCTTGACGTAGCCCTTGCGGAGGTTGTCGTACGTCTGCCGCGAGGCTTCGAACTTGCTCATCATCGTCTTCTTGAGCATCGCCTTCGCGGTCGGCGTCAGGAACTCCGTGTTCTCATAGATGCGCCGGAAGTTGAACCCGAACTGGCTCAGGAACGTGCCCGCGTACCGCTCGGCCGTTTTGTATTCACCCTCGCGGACCACCGACTCCGGGTCCATCGCCTTCGCAAACGCATAGATGAGCGCGAGGTCATCCCCGGGGTTCTTGCTGTTGGGGTCCATGCTCTGCGCGAAGTTCACCCCTTCCGCCTGCGTCACCGCCCGCTGGACGTTCTTGTCGTTGCTATACCGCGCCGCGAGGGCATTGACCTGCGACTGCAAGCGCGGCGGGAGCGCCGGCGTGTTCGCGCCGGCCCGCGCCTGCGCGAGGGCGATCTCTCGGATCGCCTGCAGCGTGGGATCGGCCGGGTCACGCGCGACCTTCGTGATGATCGCGTCGCGTTCTTTCGCGTCCGGCGGTCGGCCCTTCTCGGCCGTGAACACGTCGACGGCGCTCTGGAGGCGCGTCTCGAACTCGCTCGGATTGTTGATCTTGACGTCTTTCGGCGGCTGGATAATGCCGCCCTGCGCGTCCCGGATCACGGGATAGCGCCCGAGCTCGGCGGCCTCCGCAATCGGCACCCGCTCCGCAATCCCGTCGCCGTCGCGGTCGAACTCGACGAACCCGCCAGACCCGAGCACTTCCGCGCCGTGCGTCTGGACCAGTGTCTCGATGGCTTTCTTCGCGTCGGCCTCGGCGGTCGGCCCGGTATAGGGCACCGCGGTCCGGAGGGTGTTCGGACGCATCCCGAGCTGCGTTTCGTACCCCGTCACGGCCGCATCGTAGGCCGCCTTGGTTGGGAACTTCTGCGCGCGCAGGTTGTCGACGACGGCGCCGATCTGCTGTTGGCGCCGCTGCTCGATCTGCTGTTGCTGCTGCTGCAGCAGGTACTCGTGCCGGAGGCGACTGTCTTCCTGCCGCCGGCCTTCTTCCTGCACCGCGAGCTGTTCCCGCAGGGCCTGCTGCCGCTGGACGTCGACCTGTTGGACGCCCTGCTGATACCCGCCAATCGCGGCGGGGCCGATCTCTTTGTTCCCGCCGATGCGTGCCCCGATGGAAAAAAGCGCGGGCAAGAGCGCGGCCCAGGCCGGGGCCTGCTGCGGCAGTGACACAGGCGTCTGCATCGGCGGCGGGAGCGTCGCTTGCGGATTCGGGAACGACTCGTCGTCCGGCGGAGGGAAGGGAAACATCTAGACCACCGGCCTCGAGGTCGCCGTGCGTGTGCCGCTCATCCCCGGAATCAAGCCGAGGAGCCCCGGGAGCGACGAGAGGAGACTGCCCCAGAACGCCTGGTCCTGACCCGCGGCCTGGTTCCCCGCGGCCGTGCCGCCGTTCGCCAGCGCCAGAAGGGCGGTGATGAGGCCCGCGGTGTTGTCCGCCTGTGGCACTTGGGTCGCGTTCAACGACCCCAGCGCACTCTGGTTCGCGGCGAGCGCCTGGAACGGCATCTGGGCCATCTGCCCGGAAATGCCCAACGCCTGCAGGAGCCGCTGCGTCGGTTCGTTCTGGAGGCTCTGCCCGATGTTCCCCATCTGGCTCGCCGCCGACAGTTGCAGGGGCAGGTTCTTCCCCGAGAGACTCGCCAACATCTGGCCGATGTTCACGGCCTCCTGCTGCCGCGCTTCGTTCGCGCCGATCTCGCCGACCGCCAGTTGTCGCTGGCCCTCGCCGAGGATCTCATCGAAGCTGCGATCGATGTCCCGGACGTCGCCCTCGATGAGCCCCGAGCTCAGCCCCAACCCGCGCGCGGCGTTGCGCTCGAGGGCCTGCGTCTGTCGCGCTTTGCGCTGCGCCTCGAGCGGCTCCGAGAAGTTCGTCTGGATGAGCGCCCGCTGCTCCGGCGTATACGCCGGTTGGTCGAGCTGCGCGAGCCGCTTCCCGGCAATCCCCTGGAACTGCTCATACCCCGAGTCGCGCGTGTTCATCAGCGCGGTGAGGGCCGAGAGCGCCTGCTGCAGGACGGGGTGCGTCTCCTGCGGACCGAGGAGGCGGCCGATGCCTTCCTCCCCGAGCGAGAAGAACTGCTGCAGGGCGGGGTCGTTCCAGTAGTTCCCCATGCCACCGCCGGCGTCGGGGCTCCACTGATAGCCCTGACCGCCGAGCCCGGCCGAGATCACCGCGTCAATCGTCTGGCCGTTCGGGAGCCGAATCTTGTCGCCCTTCGACCCGAACCGTTCGATGCCGGGGAACTGCGACTCCAACTGCGGGTAGATGGTGTTGATGAAGTCGTCGAGCGACCCGGACGTGCCGGCGCTCGCCTGCTCCGCGGCCGTCTTGAAGGCGTTGTAGTTGAACGGGCTCTGAGTCGGCTGCTGCACCGTCTCCGGCCAGGTATAAGGCTGGCCGTACAGACCCCCACCGGTAATGCCGGTATTCGTGGGCGACCCACGCGGGGCCGTGGGCGCCTGAAAGCCGGGCACGGTGTAGGGCGGCGCCGCCGGCGCGGACGTCCGGCGCCGGGACGTGCCGCTCGCCGCCCCACTGATCGTGGGGGTCGCGTACGGGTCGCGGCCTTCAAGGTCCAGAAGCGGCATGGGTTACCTCGGTTGCAGCCGCATCGCCAGCGAGGCAATCGCCTGCTGCAAGGGGGCCGACTGTTGCGCCTTCGCCTGCTGCGCGGCGTAATTCTCTGCGCTCTGCGTCTGTTGCTGTTGAATCAACGCCTGAATCAGCGGGGCCATGGTGGCGAAATCCATCCCGCCCGAGGCTTGCCGCCGCGCGTTCTCCGCCGACTTCCCGGCGAAGATGCCGCCACCGAGCGACGTGCCCGCCGAGATGAGCGGGAGCCACTTCTGGAGGCCCGCCAGCGCCCCGCTGGCGCCCGCCGTCGCACTGCCCGCCCCAGCCATGGTGCCGAGGCCGCCGAGCCCGGAGATCGCCCCAGGACCGCCCGCCAGCCCGGCCGCGCCCGCACTCCCCGCGCCGCCGGCCCCGAGCGCCCCCGCGAGCGCCCCGCCGCCGCCGAACCCGCCGACCATCAGGAGGGGGAACAGGGGGTGGTTGATCAGCCGCGAGAGGCCGGAATCCTGGGTGCTCACCGTGCCCGACTTCCCCACCTCGAACCCGGACGGCGGCGGCGTCCCGCGGGTCTGGTACTGGTGGTTGTAATAGTTCGCCGACCCGGGGGTGTATTCGTCCTCCCGCCGGGGTCGGGCTTGTCCGAGCAAGGTCGTATCAGGCATCAGATCCTCACCGACACGTCAACGCGCCGACCTGCACTTGAATGCGAGCGAGCGCGTGCTTCCAGTCCGTCTCTTCGGCCGCGAGCTGCGCGAGCTCGGCATGGACCGTCGAGCACAACAGCCGTCGCCGGACCGCCTTCCCGTCGTCCGTCGGTTCTTCCACCGTCACGAACGGCTGGAACGACGGGCGGGTCAGGAGCGCCGTCTGATACCGGGTCCGCTTCACGCCGATCTTGTGGAGCTCCCAGGCAATCGGATCCGTCTGCGCCGAGGGGCGCGGCTCGAACCCATACTGGTAGCCCGCCTGGAGCACCGGGGACGCTTCCGGAAGCGCCACATGCCCGTCTGCGGTCGTGTAGTGCCGCAGGCCGTCCTTGACCGTCATGGTCTGCTTCCCGACGCCCAAGACCTTGCCGAGCAGATACTCGAACCCCGGGCGCTGGTCCATGTACTCCTGCTGGGTCGCGAGGTGGATCCCGTAGACGCTGATGTCGCGACAGCCTTCGATCACCGCGTGCGCCACGAGGAGCGCCGGGGTGCTCGTGAAGTAGCGCCCGAAGTGCGCCTCGACCGCGGCCTTGGGGAAGGCATGGGCATTCGGCCACGTCGCGGCCGCCGGATGCTGCGTCAGGTAGTCGGGGTTGAGAAACACCGGAATCTGCTGGGACGCGAGCCACGCGAGATGCTTCTCCGGCCGGACGTAGTGCCCCGCCGGGATCTGATGGGCGTAGAGCGCCGTGCCCGGGGTCGGGTGGTAGAACTTGTGGAGCGGGTGGATGTCGTACCACCGGTCCGCGCGCTGAAAGCCCTTCAGCTGATAGGCGTCATTCAGCGACCACACCTGGAGCGTCGTGTCCGTCCAGGGCACCATTTGCCAGCTCGGCGCCGTCCCGACAATCGCGACCCGCTGCGTCATACGTCTCACATCTCCAACAGCACCGCGATGGCGGCGTTCGTATCCGGGCTACTGAGATAGACCCGGTTCACGTCCGCCGGTCGCGTCACCTGTAACCGCACAATCTGGCCGCCGATCGCGTTCAGGGGCGCAAACGGGATCAGGTTGCGCGGCACCTGCCCCAGCCCGTGATTGATCGTGAACTCCCCGTTGACCGACGTACTCGTCACCGCATCGAACCGATAGAGCCGGGCATTCCGGGCCTTCTCGCCGTCCGAGACACTCCCGAGCTCCCAGTTGTTGCAGAGCTCCCGGATGATCGTCTGCAGCGGCGGTTTGATGTCCGCCGGCAGGGGGCCGAGCAACGATTCGAGATGCCCGATGTTCGACATGGCTACGGATTGTAATAGGGAATGACGAACGTCGAGCCATTGATCGTCGTCCGCAGATACCCCGCCGGCGTCGCCGGGAGCGCATCCACGCCGCCCGCGGTGCCGGACGACGCGGGGACGACATTCGCGAACACCGCATTGCTGCTGTTGACGTTCCACGTGCCGTTCCACGTCCCGAGCAGCGTGCCCACGAACGCCCCGGCGGTGATGACCGTCGCCGAGATGGAACTCGCGGTCATGTTCGTGATGGTCGAGGCCGTGGCCTGGATCCCGGTGAACGTCGACGTCCCCGCACTGATGTGGCCGGCGGTGATGTTGCTCGAGACGACCGGGGCCGTGCCGTTGAGCAACCCGCCGCCAATCGCGACCACTTCGTCCTGGATGGCGTTGATGTGCGCCGAGGCAATCGTCTGCCCCGGGGTCTTGTTGCTGAAGCTCGGGGCGGTCGCGGGATAATTCGCCATTAGTCGTTGAAGTCCCGGCTCACGCTCTCCGGGACCAACCCGGGGGCGTAGCCAAAATGCTTGAAGGCGGACTGGCCCGTATAGATGAGTGTCTGCACGAGTGTGCGCCCTTCCGCCCGGAGGGGCAAATTCGTGTGCCATTGCCGGCGGCCGGCGCCGGGATAGACCGACACGTCATAGACCGCGGTGTCATACGCCGACATCCCGGCCCCAATGACAATCGTCCGCGGCCCCTGCGGGACGCCGTCCACGAGCGACTCGACGCTCAGCATTCCGCCGTTCGGTTCGTACTCCCCCCGGACGTCGACCCACCGTCCCTTCCGTGCCCCCAGCGTCAGCCCGGAGCCTTCGTAGGTGGCGACCATGTCCCCGCCGTTGGCACTCGTCCCGACCGCCTCCTCGAACAGCTGGGGGGTCGACGAGGCCCACGCCAGGAGCCGCCCACGATTGCCCGCGACCGCTTCGGGGCCGTGCCACGGGATGTACCCCACAATCGCCCGGTCCGTCTCGGTCCAGCTCAAGGCCCCGCCGTCCTGTTCGCTGCGGTTCAGGTCGAGGATGTACTCCCCGAAGGTCCCGGACGGATACCGCCGCGGCACCGCGATCCGCACTTCCTTGCTCAGGGCACTGTAGGTCATCGACACCCGGTCGAGATCGGTCACGGCCGCTTGGGTGACCAGATCCCGCCACGCGGGGTCGATCTCGCGGGTCAGGAGCCGGTCCGACGCGCCGTCGAAGCTGTAGATCCCCGAGGCCCCGGCATGGAGGAGGCTGCTCTCGACGCGCACGGTGGCGCGGGAGCCGAGGGCGCCTTCCTGACTGCCGAGGGCGGGCCGGACTTCAAAGTCGAGCGAGGTCTGGCCCAGAATGACGTACGCCTTGGTCGCGCCATGAATGATGAGCGTGTCCCCCACCGCATCGATCGCCCGGATGACGTCGCCCAGATCGAACGGGATGTCGATGTAGAAGAGCGCCGGCCACGACTGCGGCTGGAAGAGCTGCGTGAAGTGCAGCCGGTTGCCGATGACGCCGTGCCGTGCCCACCACCGGTTCTTCCACACCACCCCGAACGCGAGGACCGGGGCGACGTCGTGATCGGTCGGCGCCTCGTCGTTGCTCGTCCAGTTCGAGCTCGTGACGAGGAGCGTCGAGGACACGCCGCTCGACATCGCGCCGCTCGAGGCCTTGCGGTGAATCGTCTCGCCGTTCTGGTTCAGGACGTAGACGACGATCGCATCGACGGCGACGTCCGTGGAATTGGGCACGACCACCCGGATGGCCTGCGTGCTGCCGGCGGTGCTGACCGTGATCGTCGAGGGCGCCGAGGCGTTCGACTCGTGGAACAGATCCCGGTCCTTGTAGGTGAAGACGACCGAATACGAATTGCCCGACGACAACGCGCCGCCGGCCGTGGAGTTGAGCGTCGCAGACGTCGAGGGGGTGATGATGCCGAGTTGTGACCACTCCGCCGTGCTGGCGGACGTGCTTTTGAACGGGGCACGGATCCCGTCCATGGCGGCCACCAAATCTCGGTCATGGATGAAACTGATCAACGCGGAGGTCGAGTAGGTCCCCGCCACGATACTCAGGCCGGTCGACCCGAGGCCCGCATCGCTGACCACCACAATCTGTCCGTTTTGTCCCACCAGGGTAAACGCGGTCGAGTTGAGGTTCGGGAGGTTCGTGTGGAGGTAGATCCGCTGGCCGCCCTGAATCGGCCCGCTCCCGAAGAACGTCGAGACTAAGACGCGCGAGGACGTGAAGACGGTCGAGAACGCGCGATACCCCGCCCGGACGGTCAAGGCGCCGGGGGTGCCGAGGCTCCAGTTGACGAGCTTGCGGGACTTCTCGGTCGGGAGGAGCGTCTGGTCCTGGCGGAGATCGAGGCCCCCCGTGAGGTCGCCCACGGGCACTTGCTGATACGCCGAGCCGGTTTTCGCGGCCGCCGCCCGGGCCTGTTTCGCCATGACGTCAGATCAGGGGAATCCGGTGCGTGCCTTCCGGCGCCTCGCCCGGCGCGCGACGGGGATTCCGCGGCGCCCCACCCATCGGGCCGCCTGTCGGCGGGTTCTGCGGGATGATGCGCGGTTTCTGCGTCGTCGGGAGCGGCAGCGTCGCCCCCGGCTCCTGCGGGTTGGGGACGCCCGATCCGGTCCGACCCGGTCCGGTGGGTGGTCCCGGCAGGCCCATCGCATTCGGGGTCTGCGCCCCGAGAATCGCCCGGAGCATGTCGAGCAGCGGGTTCCCCGTGGGATCCGGTGCCCCCATCCCGCCGGGGGCGGTCAGGAGTTGCTGCGGAATGGGGCTGTTGGCCCCGACGACTTTCGGCAAGCGCAGGCTCAGGAGCTTGATCGCTTCCTGGAGCGGCGGCGCGCCGGTCTTCTGTTGGGTCGGGTTCTGCGACCCGGGCGCGAACGTGACACCGAGTGCCATCAGGGCCTCTCTTTCTCGCGGAGCGACACCGGGATGGCCGGCAGCGCCAGGGTTTCGACATAGGGGCCGGTCGCCTGGCCGCGGAAGGTCGGTGGCGGCGCGGCGACGTGGCGGATGCGATGCTCGCCGTCGAGCGGACAGATCGGCGCGGCGCCCTCGGAGGCGACCGGGACCGTGTGCCCGCACGCGAAGGTGATCTTGATCATGTGCGGGGATCCTCAGACGTCCCCCGGCCCCGGAGCGGCCGTTCGCGCAGGTATTGCCGGGTCGTGGTGATCGCCGTCCCGCCGCGGGGACGGTTCGCGGTCAGGTACCGCTGCACGTAGCTCAGGAACATCTGCGTCTGCTGCTGCACGCCCTCGATGTTCTTGCGGAGCTTCTCGAGTTGCGCGGCGGCGTAGTGGACCGCCGCCTGGTGATAGGGCCGCAGATCGTAGCGAATGACCCCGTCCACGGTATACGGGACGTCGGTCGCCGCCGTCAGCCGTGGCGGAAAGGCGACATAGTCGACGTGCCCCGAGAACACCGCACTCGAGCCGGACGTGGACGGGCGCGGCCAGAACGCAATCTGCGTCCCGCCCAGGAGGAACCGATCCGGGGTGCGATACGCCGAGCTCGTCACGAGCTGCTGCGCCTGCCAGTTCGGCTCGTAGACGTCCATGTAGCGGAGGCTGCGCTGCGGCAGTTCTTCGCCGGCGAGGACGCGGACCTGGGTGCTCCCGAGCGAACTGTAGATGAAGAACGCCGGCCCGCGTTCGCTCGCCAACCGCACGTAGTCGGTCGAGCCGACGTCGGTCGACAGGAGATTCCAGAAGAGCGCCGTCGACGTCACGGTCCATTGCCGCGAGCGGCGGAAGCATTCCGTGAGATCCGCAAATTCGCGGATGCCCTCGTTGACCGCCGCTTCCCGGCGCGCGGTGGTGAAGAGGACGGTCGAATCCTCCGACCCGAGCTCGATGTCGAGGAGGCGTCCGGTGAGCGTGGAGAGATCGGGCATCAGCGGCCCACTCCTAACGTCATCAGCCGCGACGGAATCACCACCGCACCGCCGCCGCCATCGAACGCCAGATCCATCGAGAACTCCACCCACGGATTGTCTTGACTCGTGCCCGTTTCGTCTTCCGCCAGGTCAGAGGCGGAGTTGTCCCCGAACTCGATGCGCGAAAAGCGTGACGAGGTGTACTGCAACGCGTGAAACCACCCGATCTCCACGATCAGCCGATCCCCGGCACTCACGCCCGTGCTCGCGAGGTTGAGTGTGAAATCGTCGGTGCCTTCTTCTAGGCGACGGTTCGTATACGTCGTCGGCGTGACGACGAACCCCGGCGGGCTGGCCTCGGTATCGGATTTGGTAATGGCGAGAATTTCCGTGACGGAGCTCCCCGTGCTATCACATTTCGCCACGCGGACCGTCGGCACCTGCGATCCCCCAGACCCACTATTGCACTGGCCGCGGAGCACCCCCTTGATCGTGCCGCTGATCGTCTGCGCCGCGAGGGCCGCACTGATGAACTGCCGCAACAAGATATCGCCGGCCGCCCGGCTATCGCCCACGTCCCCGTTGCCAATGTTCGCAAACGCGGAGCTAATGCGGGTCGTCACCATGTCCACCCGTGCCAGCGCCGGATCTTGCACCCACCCGGACCCATAGGCGGGGCTAATGCTCGGCGTGCCGGTGGTGGGCAGATAGAAGCGGGTCGCCACTAGGGCTCATCCTCCGATCTAATCGGCAGGGAGATGACATCCAGCACAATCTGTAACGCGCGATGGTCCTGTGCGTAACTGAATGTAATCTGCATATCCCGACGCTCGAGCGCTGGGTCTTGCACCCACCCAGGCCCACAGGCTGGGCTAATATTCGGAGTCACAGGGGTGGGCAGATAGAAGCGGGTCGCCATTTTTACTCCGGTCCAATAACTTCACTACCTGTAATATAGCAGCCCGCGGGAATCACGGTGTCATCCGACCCGCCGATGCTATAGATGGCCCGCCCAATCGTCAACGCGGGCGATCCCCCCTGGAGATGGAAATCGTCACTCGCATAGTTCACGAACAGGGGATCAGACCCGATGATGGAATCATCCGATCCGCCGTCGTCGTCGTCCTGGTCGTAGGTGGCGCCCTGCCACGACGCGAAGGAAATATCCGTCCCCGCGGTGTTCGCGAAATCCGTCGGTGTCTCGTAATAGACATTGTGCTCGGCGTCGAACCGGGCCTTGTCGGTGAAATTGGACGCCCCGCCGTCGATGTTCCATAGCACATGCGTGGCGATGTCGCGCACGATGTTGTTCCACCAGAGATGCCCCGCGTTGGCCTGGAAGGTGTTCGCCGTGCGAATGAGTAGGGCCGCATCGCAGCCGTCCACGGTATTGTTGAAGATCTTGACGTGCATCGGCGAGGTCGCATCCGAGAACAGGCGCATCGCAAACGCCGTCGTCGTCTCACCCACGTAATGGATCACGCCGTCACGCACGATATTCTGATAGATCAGGCAGGGATCGCCGGAGGTGTGCGGCGCCCGGTGAATCACGATTCCCGTGCTGTTGTCATAGCAGAGGTTGTAACGGATCCACACCGGACCCGTGTTGTTCGTGGCGCCGTCATGCGGGGCCTTCTCGTGAATGGCGCTGCCATTCCCGAAGAAGGTGTTGTGCTCGATGATGATGTTGCCAGTCGTGTAAATTTCAATCCCGCTCGCGTTCTCCACGTTGTTGGCTTCGTCGTTGCTAAAGCCAGAGATCGTGCAGTTCCGGATCTCGACCGCCTCGGAGGTGGACATAAAAATCCCGACATGGTTGTCGGCCGGCAGCACCGTCGGATCGGCGATGATGCGCAACCCGTCGAAAATGATGTTGGTGGCGTCCAGCAAGCGGATGACAAACGCCCCGCCGCTCGTCGCCGAGGGACAATCGGCCTCATCAATCCAGAATTCTCCCGCCCAGGTGATGTAATCCCGCGACACCGCGCCGATGTAGGGACCGTCACTGCTGCTGTAGATGAGCGTCACCGTGCCGACGGCGCGGAAGGTAATCGGGTTCCCCGCCGTGCCGGAGTTGACGGGGTTACAATACACGTCGGCCCCGTCGCCGGTGCCGACACCACTGTAGGTGCCCGCGGCGATGCTCACGATATCCCCTGCGACCGCCGCCTGCGCGGACACATCAGCCCCGCCGCCGGGCGCGACCCCGCGTGCCGCGCGGTAGATCGTCGCCCATTGGACACTGCCCGCCCCAGCCCGCACCTGCGCAATCGTGTTGCTGTCGGATCCGGTGGAGGCATTGACCCAGAGGGTCGCGCCCTCGCCGGTACTCGTCCCACGCGTCCGCAGCCGGAACCGCACCGGCACGGTTACGGCTCCTGCACGTAGCTGAGACTGATGCGCGCCTGAATCGCGGTGGACGCGGATTCAATCCGGACGTTCAACGCGTTCTGGTTGTCCGTCCGGAACAGGAACCCGGGCGGTGGGATGGCGAGATTCGCCCCGAAGACGCCCGAGGACAGGATGATGCCCCAGCGGTCAATCGCCAGGCTCGACATGAAGACGAGGGTGCTGTGGTTGCCCGACGTCGAGCAGCCCACGAAGTACGCATGGACCTTGATGACCTGCCCCGCGACCGACGAGATGAGCGAGTAGACGGCGGTCGAGTTCGAGCTCGTGACCGTCACCGTGGTCGACTGGACCGTCGAGGGCACCTGGCGGACGTGGAGCCCCAAGACGCCGGAGAGCGGCGTGCCCGTCGAGCCCTCGACCGCCCCACCGGAGGACGTCGTGGCCCGACTGAGGACCGTCCAGGCGGTACTGTTCGGGGTGACGGTGGCCTGGAGGTCCCCGGCCGTCGATTGCGCGACGCGCACCGAGGCCGTCGACACCGGCGACACGATCACGGTCCCCGCGAGGCTCGACACGTTCACCGTCGTCGAGGCCGCGGACCCCGCGACGACGTTGACGGGCAGGCCTTGCGAGATCCCGACGATCCGCATGGTCGCATTTGAGCCGTTGTCGAACGTGAGCGCCGGTCCCGCGAGATTGCTCGCGGTCGAGGCGTCCGTGTAGTCCGTCCCAGGCGTCAGGAACGCCGTGCCATTCGACAACCGCACCGGCAGATAGAGCGAACTGTTGCTCGAGGCGTTGCCGTTCACCGTGACGACCGTGGACGCCGCGGATCCCGCCACGACGTTGACCGGGAACCCCAACGTCGAGCTCACCGCCCGCATCGTGGCGTTCGAGCCGTTGTCGAACGTCAAGGTCGGACCCGCCAACCCACTCGCGGTCGAGCCGCTCACATAATCCGTGGCCGGCGACAGGAACGCGGTCCCGTTCGTCAGCCGGACCGGCAGATAGACCGAGCTGTTGCTCGAGGTGTTGCCGTTGACCGTCACCGAGGTGTCCCCGGCGACCGATCCCGCGACGACGTTGACGCGAATCGCGCTGTTGGTCGAATCCGCGAACGGCGCGGGCATCCGGACGACCTGCCCATACGCCGTCGAGGCCGGGGCGACCGCATTGACCACCGCGACGACCGCCGTCGACGCGTCGCGGTCCGCGATCCGCATCAGGCCGTTCAGATCGGTGTAGGTCGACTGCGAGACGGTCGCGAGGAGGTCCGCGGCGGACGATTGCGCGACCCGGACCGACGCGGTCGACACCGGAGACACGACGACCGTGCCGGCGACGCTCGAAATGATGGGGTCGGCGATCCGGACGACCAGGCCAAAGGCGGTCGAGGCCGGCGCGGCCGCGAGGACCGCCGACAAGGCATTCGTCGTCTCCGGCGACCCGACAACCATGACCTCGCGGAGGACGGTCGTCGAATTGTGGTCGAGTTGAATGGCGTCCAACCGGTGCGTCGTGGTCGACGCGGCGGGTTGGGAGAGCCCGATGTCGTTGTGCGTCGCCATTTAGCCCCCGAGCGGGACGACCGCGAACAAAATGAACCCCATCGCGGTGATCGTGGTGATTTGCCAGGTGACATACCCGCCCGATCCCGAGGCGCCCGGCAGAATGGGCACCTCCGGCGCTTGCGTCTGCCAATAGTGACTGTGGAGGGCGACGGACGGCATTAGAGCATCGGCTCCGCTTCGATCGAGGCGGCGGCCGCGGCCGTGAAGCTCGAGCCGACCCGCACCCGGAGGCGATCCCCGGGGTTGATCATGTAGCCGCTGACGAACTGCGACGTCTGATTCGACCCCGTGAAGACCGTCTGCACGTCAAGAATGGCCGTCGAGCCCAGGCCCGTCGAGGAACAGTGCTCGAGGCGGTAGATCGCCCCGGTCGAGGCCCCGACACGCCAGAAGACGCGATAGAGGACCTCGCGCGGCGACACCTGCGCGAACTGCGTCGAATCGATCTCCGCAATCAGGGTCGCGGTACTCGGATCGGTCGCCGTGGCCTGCGTCGATTTGATCGGCTTGTTCCCATAGATGTGGAACATGCCGTTACTCCGCGCGCGTCGAGCTGACGAAGCGCATGTAGCCGTAGAGCGAGATCGTCACGTTGCTCGAGATGCCGCCCCCCGAGGACATGGCGATGCGGAAGAACACCGTGGACCCGCTCGCGATGCGGGCGCCTTCGTATTCCCCGCCGTCCGGCGTGATCGTGTTGTAGGTGTTCTGCCCGGCGAGGGACGATCCGAACGTCACCGAGCTCAGGACGGTGGAATTCGCGAGCACGGACGCCCCGAAGGTCGTCGAGCCCGTCGAACCGCGGAACACATTGAAGCCCGTCGCCAGCCAATCTTCCCCGGCCGGCACAATCGCCGCCGAGACGACCGTCGAGATGCCATCCGACGCGGCGCCGGACGACAACTCATGCACGCGGCAGGTATGCAGCAGCGACTTCGCCCCGTAGACGGGGCCGGAATACGCGGTCTTGCCCATGATGACCTCACAATCGACGGACGGCGGGCAGGTGTGAGCCCACGCGGGCAGATCCGCGCACCCGCCGTCCCCGAGAACCCTCTGCTAGGCGCCCTGCGTGCCGTACACCCCGACCCAGGTCCACGCGCCGAGCGAGAACCGGTGCCGGGTCTTGAGAATGCGGTTCGACGTCCGCGGATCCATCACCACCGGCTCCGTGCTGATCGGCACGCGCCGATAGAACGTCAACCCGTGGCCCCCCTTGTCCGCCGAGAGGACAAACCAGGCGTCCTGGTCCGTCAGCCGGGGATTGACCACCAGCGTCCACGAGCGGCGCGCCTTGATCGGGTTCCGGTCGTTGTCCGCACTCCCCGGGAGGCCGGAGCTGTTCAACAGCCGGTCCGCGAGGAATTCGAGCGCCGGCGGGACGAGCAGAATCAACGACTGCACGGGCGCCGCGAGATGGCCGGCTTCGTCCTTCCACTCGTTCTGCACGTCGACAATCGCATTCGTCAGCGACGTCGCCGACAAGTCGGCATCCGTCGACGGCCGGTTGCGCGCCGTGCCGCCGCCCTTGAGGACGTGCGCCGTCGAGAACAGCGTCACCCCGTCCGGCGTGAGCTCGGTGCCGAAGCCGTTGTTGAACACGTTGGCCGCCCGGCCCTCCTCGACATACCGTGCCGAGAACGCCAGCCACTGCCCCGCCTGGTTCAGGATGCCTTCCGTGTCGTCTTCAAATGCCGTCTGCGTCACCTCGAACCCCAGCCCGTTTTCCGTGTGGGTGAAGTCCTTGGTGAAGCCCGGCCGCAGCGAATCCATCACGAAGGGCTCGCCTTCCGGCTTGCTCACCGTGTCGCCGAAGGGCACATACGTCATGACCCGCTCGAACTTCCGATCGGAGGTCTTGACGGTGTAGTACTTCGTGTAGATGCGCGGCAGTTCACTCAGTCGGTCTTTCATGACCGAGAAGAACGCCTTGTCGATGTTGTCGTTGAGTTCGGGGAACGTTCCTCGCAGCTGTGCCATGATCCTGTGTCCTTAGCGATAGAACGCGAGGAACGCGTTCGAGGAGACGAGGGTGGACGGGGCCGTGAAGTTCGGCAGGAAGCGGAACGCGACGCGTCCGCCCGTATCCCCGATGTTATCCAGCAATTGGGTCACGAGCACCCGGTTGTCCGCCGCCGTCGACGCCGCGTTGTCCACCCAGTGGATGTTCAACGTCGAGTCGAACTGCAGCGTCCGCGCCGACCCGACCAGCGTATCGACCAGGGCGCCGCCCTTCGTGTACGCCGAGAATTCCTGCAGCGGGTTCGCTTCGTACACCGGGACCGTCGTGACCCCGACCGTCGCCGTCGAGAGCGCCTCGCCGGCAATGCCGACCGTGTTGAACGCCCCGACCGCCGTCGACGCCTTCACCCGATGGCCGTTCGTCGACGCATCGAGCGTCACGATCCGGCCGACCTGAATCGCCGCCGAGCTCACCCCCGTCGACACCTCGTAGTGCCGGACGTGAAACGCGCCCCACGGCGTCCGATAGGGCTTCACATGCGAGCCCGAGGACAGCGTGATGTCTGCCATGTCTCCCCCACAGTGCGCCACGCGCACGGGTGCAAATTTTTGATTGGAACAGCGTCAGCGTGCTACGTGTGGCCGGGCTGACGCCGGACGGACACGGGCACCTCGGTGTTTTGCGCCGCGGGTGGACGGCGAGCACTGGCAGGATCCCCGGCGGGCCAGTGAGCCGCCGTGCGCCTAGTCTAGCGCGACCGTGGGGGCTGTCAAATTCGCCGACCTACTGGTGCTTCGCCTTCTGCCCTAGCGTCTGTTTCTGCTTCTGGACGATGGGCGACTTCGCATACTCCTCGCCGATCTCCTTCATCACCGCCGTCTCGCGCGGGGTCAGGGGCATCCCCTCTTTGGATCGCGCCAGCGCCCGGCCCCGCTCCTCATACGTCGCCGCCTTCTGGTGATACTTATTCGGCATCGCTTACTTCCCCTTCTTCGTCGGCTTCTTACTCGGCTTTCGGTTCGTGTAGAGATCCGGATTCGTTCCGCGCACCTGCACTCGTCGCGTCATGGTTCCCATCGTTCGTCGGCCTCCTCCGCCGCACACCGCGCACAATACGTCCCCGCACACGACGCCATGCACCGCCGGCACCGTCCGTCTTCGACCACAGGGAGGGGCTCGGGCGTCGGCTCAACCACGGGCTCCGGCATCGGCTCGGGGATCGGGTCCGGCGTCTCAATCACCGGGGACGGCATCGGACGCTCGACGACGGGCACCGGCCGCGGCGTCGGGTGCTTTTTCACGGCCGCCTTCTTTGCCACGGGATGTTTCACCAATCGCGTCTTCGCCATCAATACCCCCCTCTGGAGAGTCCCCCGCGCCGCCACCGATACGGCTCCAGCACGTCCACCTGACTCCGCCGCACCATTGCCGCCTCCCGCCGCGCATGATGCCGCTCCACTTCCCCCATCGTCGGCTGCGCCCCCCCGAAGTTTAACTCCAAATACTCCAAACAGTTCTGCCCGTGCTCGTACCACCCATCCTTCTTCGGCTTCCGCACCTGCTTACTTCCCACACTCACTAGGTGCTCGTCCCACACATACCCCGCCTCCAACCCGTCCGTCAGAAACGGCCAACTCTTCGCCCCGTCCGGTCCCACTATCTGCCACCGCTCCGGATTCGCCTCGACCCCAAACGCCTCCCCCTGCACCGTCCGCCGCCGCATATGCCCCGCGATCCGCTCCACCATCGCCCCCCGCACGTCCGGCGCATTCGCATTCCCCACCCACCGCGCCGAAAACCCATGCTCCGCCAGCACCTTCACCCCGTTGTTCCGCACCCCCTGCGAATTGTCGTGACTCCCCGCCGGATCACAACACGTCCACACCTCGTCCACCCCCGGAAACCACCGCGCCCGATACTGCTTCGCGATCGGCGCAAAGTCCTCCAGATACAGGTTCTGCCCCATCACCCCACCCAAGACCCGCAACTCCCCATACGGCGTGAACTGCCCCCAGACAATGCACGGATGGTGCTTCCCGAAGTCAATCGCCTCCAGCAACGGCAGCATCGGATTCACCGACAACATCCGGACATGGATCGCCCGGTTGAACATCGGCACCAGTCCCCGCTCCGCGTCCCCCCCATACACCGGCGTCCCAATGACGTTCAACCCCCGCTTCCCGAGCACCGCACTCCGATGCTTCGGATGACTCGCGGGATACGCCAGAATCAGGTTCTCGATCGTCTCGGGTGGAATGTTGTGCGCATTCGCATGGATCGGCGCCGAGTAGTACGTCCGCCCCTTGAGATGGTTGTCCTCCGGGAATTCCCGGGCGAGCCAATGGTTCTCGTCCGGCGGATTCGGCGTCAGCAGCAGTTGATGGGGCACCCCCGACTGTGACAACCGTCCAATCAACTCCAGAAACACGTCGTGCGGGAGCTCTTCGCTCTGGTCGTTGTAGACCATCCCGAGCGTCAGTCCACGCAGCTTCGCGTATCGCGTCACCTGATCCTGGGCCTTGAGCCCCATGATGTAGACCAGACTCCCATTGGGCAGCAGGTCGTACATCTCATCCGGTTTCCAGACCGGTTGGATCCCCGCCTGCGACAAGACGTGGCGCCAGACCGGTTTCAGCTTCGATTGCGTATCCCCATCTCCATACCGGCAGATCAAGGCCTTCAGCCCGGGATGCGCCATGCACGCATTGAACACTTTCCAGCAAGCCGCCGTCGTCTTCCCGGACCGGAACGCCCCTTCCAGGTCGACCAGACGCGTCGTATCGAGCATGAAGTCAGAGATGACCCCTGCCCAAACCATACGGTGGACGCGTTCGGACGCGGAGGTACCCGCCTGTGGCAAGGTGAGACTTTTACTAGGCTTTTTGCGGAACGGCACTAGGAACCTAGGCCGAGAAAGGCGCACCACACGCGTCGAATCGACCGGAGGCAGCCCCGCGACCCGGCCGCAAGGTACTCCAGACTCCACCGATACTCCTGCAGCACGGCCGCATCCGGCCGCCAGACCTCACGATGGGCCTCTGCAAGGCGAGCCGAGATGTCAAACCGCTCTTCGCGGGCATCCGAGTGCAAGGGATCCGGCATCTATCCAGCCTGTGGCAGCATGAGCCTTTCCCTAACGTTTTGACGGATTCGCCTCGAGCAGGAACGGCGGCCGTTCGGTCGAAAACTGCAGCCGGCAGCCGTCCGGATGGGGCGCAATCCAGACTTCGCGGCCCACGGCGCCAAAATGTAGGCCGAGCCAGGTCACGTCTGGCGCCGAACTACTCTCAGCGAACACGGAACGGGGCGCGCGCCAATGTTCGGCGGCCGTAACGGTCCCATGCACCAGCTGTGCGAGCGTACTGCTCTCGTTTTTCATGCCGTTTTCGCCCCCATTCCGTCATCCGAAAAGCGAAAGTGTGCGGAATCCCCAACAAAACAGGCCTGAGTCTGATAAGTAGGATTATGTTAACTGAGCTAAGTCTGTGATACGTCGATGGTTACGCTGCTCGAGGCGATAGGAAGGCGAATCAGCGGGGTTACGCTGCTGCTGCTCTGTCTGTGCTCGTGAACCACACGCACCAAATCGGTAAACGTGCCTCTGACGTCGAGATCCATTGTGAGCGCAGGCGGACCGATGACCCTATCCCATAAACTGTTTAAGGCCTGTATGTTACCCGCTTTGGCCGCCTTTAGATGGGCCTTGATCAAGGGCTCAAGTTCCTGCAGCACACGCGCGCGAAAGGCGCGAATCGCGCTGATCTTGTCCATCGTGGACTCATTCAGCCGGCCGAGTGGTCTGCCAGCTCCAGGTCGTTTACCGCCTTTTCGCTTGGTTTTCGGCCGTTCTGGCAGCTCGAGCGGAATATCCTTCATGCTGTTTTCTGAATAATCGACGCAAATCGACAGAAAATCAATCGGAAACCTAAAAACAATCAACTTCCCTCTTGACGTCCTGATTATCAGTCAGTATCATCATACGTATAGGTTGATTAAAGGGAGAGACGCTATGGACAGATATGACATCGCAATCGGCGCGGCGCTCCTCGGTTCGTTCGTTCTGGTGACTTGTGCGCTCGTTATTGGGTATGTCGTGACGGCCGGTCAAATCCCGTAAATCTCAACGGGTTCATCACTCTGTCCTGAAAGGGATGCAAGACGATGACAAAAGCAAACGGGTCCATTCTCTATCGGGGTCCCTCGATGTTAGACGGTCAGCCGATCGTCGTGGTCGCAACCGGACTGGCGCACAAGTCTCACAATCCCAAGACCGGCGATATGGTCCAAACCTACATTATGCCGGACCGGATTCGACCATTGGACGCGTCCCGAACGGGTCAAGATGCGTCCGTGTGCGGGGACTGCAAGCATCGGCCGGCGAATCTCGGAACCTGTTACGTGACACTCGTGCATGGTCCGAACGCCGTCCACCGGACACTCCAACATGACGGCTACCGTTACGCGTCCTGGGCCGATTTGGAATCCTTCGGAGAGAACCGCTACGTCCGTCTGGGCACATGGGGCGACCCGATGGCGGTTCCGGTGGCCGTCTGGCGCGCGCTGCTGGCAAAATCCCTCGGTCATACGGGCTACACCCATCAATGGGCGAATCCCACGATTGACCGCGCGCAACATGCCGGGATCTGTGATCTGGTGATGGCGTCCGTGGATACGCCAGCAGAGGCACGGGATGCACGCGCGGCCGGGTATCGCTACTTCAGGGTTCGGCAGGCTGGGGATACGCTGCTCGACAACGAGATTATCTGCCCTGCCAGCAGCGAAGCGAACTACCGCCGCACCTGCCAAACCTGCAACGCGTGCAATGGGTCGGTTCGGTCATCACGCGCATCAATCGCGATCAACGTCCACGGCAATGGCGCCAAAAAATTCAGCCTTCGTGAGGTATCTGCATGAACGCCGAACCGCTCGTATTTATCCGCGCCACACGCGTCTATTCCGTTCCGCCCGTCTGTTCCGCACAATGGACCCCAGCAGACTGGGAGCGATCTTCGCGTCTGGTATATGAGCCACTAACACTCACCATACTCGGGATGACGTGGCGCGCCACAGGCGAACGCGACGCGCGTGGGCAATTGCTGTACGAGGTGTCACGATGACCGCTCACGATACGCTCTCCGCCATACAGGCTCGCACCTTGCCGATCGTGGGCGATGTCGCCCTACTCTCAGCAAAAGAGCTCGACCGCCAAATCCAAGCGCGCGCGCGACGCATCGAAGCCTTGACCATCGACCGCGCGGCCCTGGTCGCACAGTCCGAGCACTACAACCGGGCCGGCATGTACAAATCCGCCAAATCGAACACGGCAGGCGCGGTGAACCTGACCCGGGCGATCGTCGACTACGCGCGCGAGCTCGCCGTACTGGCGCGAGAATTGGAACACCGATCATGAAACGCAAACCACGGTACACCGGTCCGGTCATTCCCGAATCACAAATCGAGTGGATTGTCGACCGGTTGCACGTCAGCTGCAGCCATCTGCAGGTCGCGCGCGAAGTCTGGCCCAGAACGCGGAAATTTGACTGGCCGAAAATCGCCCGCAAGCAAGCACTCCGAATCGCGTTCAACCGCCACCAGACAAACCGTGAGCTGTACGCGTACGTGATGGGGGGGATGAAATGACCCGATTGATTGAACTCGTGAAAGCCGGCGATCGCGTAACAATCGTCGACCGGTTTGGCGTAGCCCAGACCGGCCGGGCCGTACTCCCCTGCTCCGCGGGCGGTTGGGTACTCAACATGGGTGGCCGCTATGGGACGCCCGGCATTGCGACCGATGACAACACGATCAAGGTACTGCGATCGCCTATGCGTCGACGTCCGGTGATATAGCGTAGACTCTCACTTGATGGCCGAACGGCTATCAGGAGATACTAGACGGGCCTCCGGGGTCATCCCGTGAGGCCCGTTCACACGTACATCTATTGACGAACGGGGAGATCTGTCTATGCCGTCCTATATCATTCGGAACGCTGACGACCAGCTGTGGCAAGCCTTCCGCGCGCGCGCGGCCGCGGAAGGTCATAGCCTGCGCTGGCTCATTCTCGAGCTCGTACGCCGCTATGTGAAACACGGCCTGTAGGCCAGGAGAGAACCGACTATGCGATTGTGAAAGAGCCTGCGCGGTCCGGCGAATGCTTGGACGGATGGAATAGCACGCGCGCGAATCACCCGCGCAGGGATGAAGGCCTTAGTGTAGCCGAACCGTCGACGTGTGCCAATCGGCGCGAGCCTGCCAGGCCGGACGGGTGGCTCGAGGTGTTCCCCGTGGAACAGTGAGACGGCGACGCCGAAACGGACTCAAATTTCACGATTCGGGAAAAGTGCGTTTCGGATCCGCCTCACAACACGTTCGGCAACGTCAGAAACCGGCGGATGAGGTAGAACACAATCACCAGGAGCGCAATGACCTGGATGACCGTCGCCCACTGCGGGGGCATGGGGATCTTCGTGGTCAGAATCCACACCACGAACCCGATAATGCACACGACGAGGACGAGCACCAGCAGATCCATAGGGCCTCCAGCGGTTCAGAGTATAGCCCCGGATGGACCAGACGCCAATTTCACCAGAGGAGACACAGATGACCACTGACAATCGGGCGGCGCTCGTGGCGCGGATAGAAACACTGCTGGAGAAGGCAACGGCTGGACCGTGGCGCGTGTCGATGCGTGGCTACAGCGTCAAGTCAAACAATGACGACATGCCGATAGTGGTGCAGAATCCGTGGGGCACATCGATGCGCGAGCGAGACATTCCGCGCTGGCTGGATAACGCCGAGCTAATTGCTGCGACACCAGAACTATTGCGCGATGTCCTCTCCCTACTCACCGCCGAGCCCGAGCGCCCCACGGTTGCGGACCATTATGGCCACGGTTGGCAAGCTGGTGTGTCGTCTGTGTCAACTTGTCGCCAGTGTGGGCAGTTCTTGAACCACGGTCATGCCTGCGTCGCCGAGCCCGAGAGGCCCACGACGCTTAGCGAAGCCGACGCGGCGCGCGTGTTGGAACTTCAGAAGATTCCATCCGAGGAGTTTTGGAAGGTCTACGACGACCTGCGCGACATCGGCAAGCTAGCGAGCGGTGTCAGTAAGTTCGTGGACCGCGTGGCAAACCTGATTCCAGACGCACCGAAGCCGAAGTGTCGGACGTGCGACGCTGAGACGACCGGCTTCGACGAGCAGGGGCCTATCTGTCTCGATTGCGCCGTCGTCAAGGCATCGCTACCGGGCGCCGAGCCCGAGCGCCGAGCACCGGACTGACTCAAATTTCACAATCCCGGCGTTTTGGGTTTCGATCCCACGACCGCCCCACTCGACCCCCGGGGCTCTGCCACCAGCGTCATCGTGGGAAACGTCTGCTGCAGACTCGGAATGTCCGCCACCTTCAGCACATGCGTCGTCACCTTGTACGCTTGCCCGAGCAAATCCGTTAAATGCTTATGGGCCAGGCACGTCTGCTGCCACTCGGTATACAGGCTGATCGTCGGCACCCCGAGGCTCAACCCGAGCTGCGCGAGGCCCCCGTACGTCCCGATGAACCCCTGACTCCCCTTCAACACCGCACTCTGCACCGCCAGGTTGGTCTGCGGGGTCAGGGTCGTCAGATGCCGGAGGTCGAACACGTTCGGGATGACCGGGAACGGCTGGTCCACATGCTCATCCGCATGGACCCCCCCGCTCAAGAGCACCACCGGCATCTTCTGCGCGAGGTGTCGGACCGTCGACTCCCCAATCTGGGTCGTCAGGTCACACGCCGGCCACGTCGGGCGGTAGTAGAACCGGGCCGTCAGGTACACCGGGGGCAGCTGAATGCCCTCAGGGAGCGGCGGCGCCGGCAGGGGCGTGTAGCTGGTGTGCTGCTGCAGCCACGAGATGCCCCGCTGCGTCTCCCAGAACGGCCAGAGCACCCGGTACATCCACGAGGGGGAGATCACGTCGTAGGCGGTCACCCCAGCGGCCTTGGCGGCATCCTGGACGACCGATCGGTCCCACACCGTGGGCGTCACCTGCTTCAGGAGCCCGGTCGCCTGCTGCTGCCGCAGGTTCTCGACCCGCACACTCCGCGGATCCCGGAGGGCATACAGCTCGACCGCGTGTTTCGCCGGATACCAGGCCGCCGCCCCGCCGCGGGTGATGGGGATGAGCCGCTCGGGGTCGACCTCGAGCGCCTTCAGGAACGGAATCCAGTACAGCGTCTCGAACCCGACCTCCCCCCGGAACGGTCCCGCGAGGATCGGACGGGTGCTCCGCTTAAGCTTCTGCTTGAACGCGCGCCAGATGAGCGGCGAGATATGCTTCGGCCACGAGCCAATCGTCATAAGTATCCAGACTCAAACCCGTCTCATCCAGCACGGGCATCCCCCCGACCTTCCGGCCGCTGATGGTCCCATGCACCTCCACGTTACTCGTCCACCCGACCTCGAGGCTGCTCGTCTGCACCCACAACGGGGGCAGACTCTGCGTCGGGCTTGAGTGCCACGGCGTCCCATCCGGGTGCGCCTGGGGCACGTAGGCCGTGATCGGCATCCCCGGATGCTGCCACCGCCACATTTTCCCCGGATGCTCCCGGACCGGCCGGATCGCCCGCAGGCTGTCCACCGCCATCCCGTCCCGCAAGAGTTCCGCCCAGGCCGCGGTCAGCTGCGCCGGGGTTCGCAGGGGACTCGTCGGCCGCAGGATCATGTAGGCATCCGGCCGCCGGCCGACGTCCGTCCGGAGTTGCAGTAAGGGCTGCAGCCACTGGAAGTCCGTCGAGCGGTCCTGGTGCGCCGGCGCCCCGAGGCGATGCACGTCGAGCCGCACGGGATACCGGAGGCAATGCTGCTCGATCTCCTGGTCGTCCGTGCTCACCCAGACTTCACTGAAGAGCGACCGACAGACCGCGACCTGCGCCAGCGTGTAGTCGATCAGCGGGACGCCGGCAAGCGGCCGCAGGTTCTTGCGCGGAATCCGCTGCGACCCCCCACGCGCCGGAATGCAGGCGATCAGCTTCATCGCGTCGTCGGCAGGCCCCCGGCCTCCGGCAGTCCGAACTGATCCTCGACATGCACCCGGTCGTTGTAGTGCGGTGTCGACGTCTCGAAAAACGTGCAGGGGGTGATAGCCTCGACCTGGTGAATCGCGCCCGGAGGCACATGGAAACTCTCGCCGGACATCATCAACGTCTGGACGATCTGCCCGTCCACGACCGTCCGCACCCACGCGCGGCCCGACCAGAGATGGAACGTCTCGTCCTTGTCGACGTGGTACTGCAGCCCGCCCTTCGTCCCGGCGTGCATATGCAGGATCTTGCCGAGATAGTGCGGCGTCTCCGCGATAAAGACCTCCTGGCCCCAGTCGCGGGGAAACGTCTGCGGCGTGTAGGACTCGACCGTGGGGGTGTCAGCCATAGATTTTGTATCCTTCCGGTCCGTGGGTGCGTCGCATCTTCGCGAGGGGGACGGCTTCGGAGGCGTAGACCCGCTTGACCCCATCACCACACGCATGATGAGCGCGCGCCAGGTCACGAGCAAGCCGGCGAAGACCAGATGGCTCCAGTGAAAACGCATGATCGGTCCCCTTCGCCGTCCGGTTCAACGTGACGTGCTTCTCGATAATCCGCGCCCCGAGCATGTACGCCGCGACACTCATCGCGATCCCGACATCGTGCCCGCTCCACCCGATGACGAGCTCAGGATACCGCTCGCGGAGCGTCGTGATGCACCGGAGGTTGAGCTCGGCGTAGTCCGCCGGATACGCCGCCGTGCAGTGGAGGACCGCGAGGGCACAACTGCCGCCGCCGAGGACCGCGACCGCGCGATCAATCTCTGCGAGGCTGCTGCCGCCTGTTGAGAGGACCACCGGGACGCCCAGGCTGCGACAATGGGTGAGGAGGGGCACATCCGTCACCCCTCCCGAGGCAATCTTGAGCGCCTGGACCCCCAAGCGCAGCAACCGATCCGCCGACCGCTCGTCGAACGCCGTCGCGAACCACGGAATCCCCACCCGCTGGGCCTGCGCCGCAATCGCGACATACCCCTCGTCGGGCAGCTCGAGCGCCACGCGGTGCGCCCCGTAGGTGTCCCCGAAGCTCGCCGCGTTGCGATAGTCCCGGTTCAGCAGTGCCTGGCTGTAGAGCGTCGCGTTGTCGCGCGCCTGGAACTTCACCGCATCCGCGCCGCACCCCGCCGACATCCGCACGAGCGCGAGGGCGTCCCGCACGAGGCCGCCGTGGTTGTTCCCCACTTCCGCCACGAGATACGCGGGCGTGTCGTCCGCAATCCGCCGGCCCGCGAGCACAAACTCACGCATGGGCCACCTCCGGCGTCCGCACGATCTCGACCAGCGCATCCCAAGTGTAGATCCCCGGCTGGAGCACCGGCGAGAGCGCATCGGTGTTCGTGTAGATCCGCTTCCCCGCGTCCACCGCCGCCCAGATGCTGGTGTTGTTCTCCCGCACCGCGGGATCGAAGTAGGCCGCGACCGCGTCGCATTCCTGCAGCTCACGCGCGAGCGCATCGTCCCCGAGGTACCCCAGTTCCCGCAGCCGCGACCCGAAGATGGCCCGCATCAACGCCAGGCTGTCCGCGAGGCCGGTGTCCCACGGCGTCCCCTCATGCACCGCCGTCGACAACGCCACGGTGTAGTCGGGATGCTCCGCGTCGAGTTGCGCCTTGAGCGCGACCATGTGTGCCGGGTGGAGCTTGTGCGCCATCCCGAAGATCAGCACGCGATACGCCCCGCGCGTCGGGTCACCCGTGATGGTCGACGGACACCACGCGGCAATCGCGTCCAGGCGAATCGTCCGCGCCATGATCAAGAGCGCCCGGTTGCCGCAGTAGATATACCGCGCCGCCTCGATCAAGTACTCCGGACAGGGGCCGTGCAGGAACAGATCGAACTCCTCGAGGACATCCCCCGCGAAGAGCCGCGTCTTGTCAGGAATCTCCGAGGCCTTGATCGAGAGCAGCGGCAGCGACACGGGCGTCCCGAGCGGCACATACGGCACGCCGAGCCGTTTGGCGAGTTGCACGTTGAACTTCGCCACCCCGCACGTCAGCGGGTTCATGTGATAGCCCATCACCACATCAATCACGATGGCACCTTGTAGACCAGCACCCGCCCCTGTCCGTTGTGATCGAGGGACGCCTCGAGGTCCGGACAGCGCGTGCAGCCTTCCAGCACGAACAACGCGCGCAGCAGGTCCTGGTTGAGCAGCGTGATGTGCGTCGGATCGAGCGTGTCGGCCGTGTCAAAGTCGAAGAGATGCGGCTTCGCGGTGAACCGCGTCGTCACGTAGACGTACCGCTTCGACATCTGCACGAGGTTCTGCACGGTCGCCGTGATGAGGCGGCACGGGATGTGTTCCAGCACTTCCCGACAGATCACCAGCTCGGATCGCAGTTCGTCGTAGAGGTCCGTGAGCCATTCGGGGCTGCTGTCCATGGACGTGATGTCGGCTTGCCAGATGCGGCACTTCGTCGACCAGTTCCCATGCGCCTGCACGTCGATCCCCTTGCAGGGCACGTGCAGTTCTTCCAGCATCGTCAGTAAGTGCCCGGGGCCACACCCGACATCCAGCACCGACGACGGCGTGAACGTGTCCTTGATGAGTTGCGCGTGCGGTCCCTCGGCAAACCGACGACTCGTCAGATCGTAGGGCGTCACCGGCACCCACGGCTTGGCCTCGGGTTGCGTGCTCACCCACGACTCGAGCGCCGCGAGCTTCTCCGTGTTCTGCCGACGCTGGTAGTCCGCGAGCAGTTCCGACGACGACTCCATCAACGGACTCTCCAGATACCGCGTCCCCGTGCCGACCTCTCGCAAGGCGTCCATGACATCCGAGGGGAACATGCGCCCCGCCCAATCCACACCCTTCACGAACCACGTCGGCTTGAGTCTCCGGATCTCGTCCGCCAGCGGGAACCCGCACGACACCCCACGCACCCACCGCAGGCCCGCCAACACGAACGCGCGCTGTCCCAGTGGGACGAGGGGTGGATGCCGTGCCAGATCGTCACCCACGACGACATGCACCAATTCGCCCGCGTCATTCGCGGCGCGTTCCAAAAAACTGACGTGCCCCGCATGGAGCGGATCGAACACGCCCGACGTCAGGATCATTCGGGCGGTACCGGGCCGACCGTGTCGACCACATCCCCGACCACCGTCGCCTTCTGCATGAAGTTCGCGGCCGGTTCCCCGAACTGCGCCCCCACCGCCGCGACGACTTCCTTCTTCGCCGCTCCGGGCCGCATCTGTCGCGCGTTGGCCTCGCTCTTCGCCTTCTGAATCTGTGCCCGCCAGTCGGCCGGCATCTTCATCAGCACTTCCTGCCCCTTCTCACCGCGCACCACGAACCCCTCGGGGCTCGCCTGGAACGCGCCGAGCTGCTCGGCATCCGCGAGCTCGTCGGGCCGCACGTTCTCCCAGCCCTTGTACTTCGCGCGCCAGATGTGATCACTCGCCACCTGCGAGTTGAACCACCGGCACTCGTAACTGTCATCCTTCAGCGTGACCGGCAGCGACGGTTCGCCAAAGGGGTTCTGCAGCCGCCGCTCGAGGACGGCAATGTTGGGTCGCTTCTTTGGTGGGGCCATTAGCCGTCATCCTCCAGGCTGTTCGACGTCCCGGGTTTGAATCCTTTGGTCAGGTCCGCGTACCGCTTGCTGTCAATGCCACGGACCGCCATGACCTTCGACTGAATGTCATCGAGCGACGTCCGCGCGAACGGCGTCGAGCGGTTGCCCGCCGCTTCGGTGATGAGCGCCGGCGGCGCCGCGGGGGCCGGGGCGGGCGTCTCGAACGCCGCATACCCGCGCACGACCGCGGCGTAGGTCTTCGCAATCGTCGGGTCCGCGAGATGCTGCAAGCCTTCGGGGGTCTGCGCCATCGCATTCCACACCTGGCGCAACGCGTCGGTATTCACCCCGGGGAGCTTCGACACCTCGTGGAAGTTCGCGATCGCCTTGTCGCGCGCGTTCTGCTGGTGGAGGGGTTGCAGTTGGGCCTGCGCCTCCTGCCCCACGTACTGCGCGAGCTTCGCCGCCCGCTTCACGTCGGGCTTGCCCTCGTTCGTGTAGAGGTCCAGCGTCGTCGCGAGCTCGACGAGCTTGGGGTCGTCACCGGTTGGAGCAGGCGGCTGCGACTTCTGCCGGCGGAGCTCTTCCAGTTCCGGTTGCACCTGCTCGACCCACCCGGCAATTTCATCGAGGCGCGACGCCTTGTCCTTGAACGTCTTCTTCTCCGCCCGCTCCGCGAGCAGGGCCGAGAGCGGCACCATCTTCTGGCCCGCGACGTCGACGGCGTCGGGCTCTTCTGGCGCCGGTGGTTCGGGGGGCGGCGCCGGCGGCGCGGCCGGGACCGGCGTCGGCTCTGGCGGCGTCGGCGGTTGTCCGGGTTCTACATCGACATCAGGCATTACGCTACCTCTTCCATATCCACCACGCACAACACGTCCGCGACGCGCAGCATCAAGACGACCTCGCCATCGACGGTGATCTGCTGCCCGGCGTCCGCCGAGAACACCACGAAATCCCCGACCGCAATCGGCGGCGTGGGCGTGAGATCCCGCAGCAGGGTCGCCGCATCTTGCAACAGCGGCTCGTGATAGACGTTGAAATTCTCCAGACGACGCGCGAGGTCGTGCGCCTCGCGCCGGAATGGTGACAGCTGCGTCCCGAGCGCGATGACGGTCCCTGTCGTTTCCTGCGGCCAGTGCCGCACGAGATGCAGCCCCGAAGCTGTGATGGCCTCCGGCGGCTCCGGCTTCACGAGCAGTCGATCCCCTAACGGTCGCAGCATTTATCGCTTCCTCACAAGATAGGGGATCGCCACGGCGCCCACCCAGTACCCGATGCTGTACCCGAGCAACAACGCCACGACGCCTCGTGCGACGTCTTCCATTACACGCCTCCCCGGCGTTGCGCGTATATCCCTCGTGGGTCGAGCGCCGCGCCTTGTTCGTGCTGACGCTCCAGCCGCCGGAGTTGCTCCTCCGGCCACGACAGCACCTGGTTCACCGCATCACTCGCGGCATCGACCGCTTGCACGGCGGCCTCGACGCTGGTGTGCTTCCCGAGCGCGGTCTGGATGGCGAGCTTGATCTCCCGGCCATACCCTTCCCCGCCCCAGCGAATCCGCGCCATCGTCACGACCTGCTGCCACCCTGGACTATGCACGAGGGCGTGCAGGTCTTCCCGTTCATCAGCCACGCTGTGCCACCAGATTCACAAAGCGATCACACCACGCCCACCAGTCCCGGAACCGCTCCCGGTCAATGGGCGTCAAGGGGTCCGTCATCCAGTACAACTGCAACCCCGCCTCCGCGAAGCGGTCATAGAACTGCTCGGACGTTACGCCGATCTTCTCCAGCATCGGCGGCCAGACTTCGCAGACCCAGAGCGGACACGTCGCGAGCAGCCGTGAGGCCCCCAGCAGGACGTGGTACTCGCCGCCTTGCACGTCGAGCTTCACGCACGCCACGGGCTGATCGGTGATCGCGTCGAGCGGCACGCCATGCACTTGATCCGGTCCCTTGAGATCGGGAACCGCGGCGGCGAGCAGTGAGGAATGCACCGACGAGGTCCCGAGATGCAGCACCGCCGGACCGGTCGTTTCCGTCAGGGCAACCTGCATCACCGTCACGCACCCGTGTTGTTCGGCAATCCCGTCGAGCGCCTGCTTGCACCTGGCGTCCGGCTCGATGGCGTACACCCGCCCCGTGGGACCGACCCGTTCGGCCGCGACGAGGGTCATCGTGCCGATGTTCGCCCCGCCGTCGAGGCACACGTCTCCGGCCTGCAGCACCCGCTGGAGGTACGCGCCGACATCACCTTTCGGCGGCCGCGTCACTGGGGAATAGTCGGTCCTGGAGGTGGCGCCATGCCGGGCGCCATCGGGGGCGCACCCATCCCCAGCATCCCCGGTAGTGCCTGGGGTTGCCCGACCTGGTTGGACGCGCCGAGAAACGCTTGCTTATTGGGAATCCGATAGACGCGGACGAACTGCTCGAGCATCGCCTTGGCGGCGTTCGGGTTCATCAGCAGCACCTGCTGCAACATCGGGAACGTCTGCAGCATCGCCGGCAACGCATGCAGCATCTGCGTGAAGTCCGCCCGGAGGGCTCGGGGATCGGCCGTCTCGACGCTGCCACGAGGTTTGCCGCGATACCGCCCGTTCAACATCGCTGGCGTGATGCTCGGGTCGTCCACGGGCACGCCGCGGGCCTGGAGCGTCTGCTGCATCCCCGAGGGCATCGTCATCGGCACGGCGTTCGGGGCCGTGATCGCCCGCTTCCACATCTCGTGGCGGACCTGGAAGAGATCCTCCATCGACTCCTGGAACCGCCGCACGACGAGGTCCATGCGGACGAACGACTGCTCGGTCGCCATCTGCACTTCACCGAGGGTCTTGCTGTCCTGCACCGTCTGCCCGGAGGCGATGTCGTTGACCCCGACGAGCCGCTCGGCGATGCGCTCGAGGCCCCGCTCCCAGTCGATGACCGAGTTGGGCACGTCGGTGATCTGCATCTGCTCGACTTCGCGCATGTCGCGCACGTCGATCGTCTGCGACGGGCCGAAGGGCTGGTCCTGGGGATGCCACAAGGCCCCGGTGAGCCGTTTGATAGGCGCCTGCACCGCGAGGCTCGAGCGGTCCGCGCGCATGTTCCGGACGGCCGTGTGCTCCTCGATGACCGTCACGAGCTTGTGCCCGATGAGGGAAAAACCTTCCGTCACCCGATCCGGCCGGGGGAACAACACGACCGAGATGTACCGGGGGATCTGGATGGGGTCGAACTTGCACCGGAGCAAGACCTGCTGGTTGAGGTTGATGGTCGCGAGGTACCACCGCTCCCCGGACCCGTCGAGGTCCTGGAGGATGAGGAGCTCCCAGAGCTCCTTCTCGACCGTGGCGTTCTCTTGGGTGGCAATCCCTTGCCCGGACCGCTCGAGGGTCGGGGTGGGTTCGCGTTCGCTGGTCCGCGTCAGGCTCGCAACCGCGTCCGTGTCGTAGTCGCCCTTCTTGGCGCCGGCCTCGAGCTCGGGGATGCGCCGCCAGAACCGCTTGCCGTAGCCCCAGATCTCGTCGCGGTCGCGCGCGTGCCCGGGGAAGATCAGCGAGTCGCTGTACGGCAGCACCCGATACTGCGGCCCGACCTGGATGGGTTCGGTGCTGTCGATTTGAATCTGCGCCGCCGGCACGCTGTCGTCCTCGACCTCGACATGCCGCCCGGCCGCGTCCATCTCGAACTCCGGCTGACCATCGGCCTTGAAGACCGGGACCATCTCCGGCATCCCCGTCTCGGCATTCACGGAGGGATGCAGCAGGAGCTTCGCCCAAATCTCTTTGCGCACCGCCCGGGTGTCGGTCCCCTCGTAGCACTCGAGCAGCCCCCGGGGTTCAAGGAGGGCATTCAGGGACCAGCGATCGAGGACACTTTGGAGGCGTTCCTCTTCCGCTTTCCACTGGTGGAACTCTTCGACGATCGGGGCGCGGTCCGCGGCGTCGCCCCAGCCTTCCACGGTCCAGATCGGCTCGACGGCGATCGTCTTCATCAGCCGCGCATGGAGCGCATCGACGTTCTGCGTGCCGAGGTAGGACGTGAGATCCGCGGCGCCCGGCCAGGGCATGGACTGCCCGAGACGGGTCCGGGCCTGTTCGTAGAGCTGGTGCCAGTAGTCGACTTCCCGCTCGGTCGACCCGCGCGCGTCGAGGGCGTGCTGCACCTCGTCACAGAGACGGATCGCTAACTGCCGCTGCTGCTCAGGAGTGAGCTTGATGTCGAACGCGCTGGCCTTTGGCGCCATAGGTTAGGGGTCGACGCCTATTGTGCGTGTCGGTCTTGTCCGACGTCAAGAGGTTTTCGCTCCGCAGTTGCAGATGCCGAACTGGTGATAGCAGCCGGGTTGAACCGGTGGCCCCTCTGGTTTTTCCTCCTGCCGGGTGGACGCCAGGGCCGCAGCGGCAATCGCTTGTGGACTGTCCTGTCGGATCGTGGGGAACCCTTCGGAGTCTAGCGCAAACCGATCACCCGAATGGGCCGCGATCTGCTGCAGGGTGGCCGTCAGCACCGCGACCTGCGCCTCGGCGGCTTCGGCGCGCATCTGCCATTCCATGCCTTCTAGGCGTGCGGCTTGCGTGTAGCCGTTTGCCGCGTCCCGCTCCTGCTTCGCTGTCTCCAGTTCGGCACGGAGGGCGGCGATGGCGTCGGCAGCTTCCTCCAACAATGCGGCCTCCTCGTTCGCATAGGCGTTCGACATGTCAAGCAAGCGTGTTTCTATACCAGACGCGCGCGCTTGCCGAATTCTGTCACCGAGCGCTTTCTTGGCGCCCATCGGATTCACCCAATCCGGTGGCCTGAGGGCCTTTGTCCTTTTCATGTGCATAATATGCACCTGAAAAGGACAAAGGCAGCCAAGCCATTTGACCTTCGGTTAGGTATTCGCATACCTTAAAGGGAATATTAACACTGTGAAGGGGTTGAGCTATACATGACAAGCGCCGTCCTCGTTCTCGTTGCGCTGTTGGCAATCCCGGTGGGCGTTGGCATCATCATTAAGCTTGAAGACTTCGTAAGTCGAATCGTTAAGCCTAACGGCAGTCACTTGCACGACCAGATCGACCCGTCGTCGCCAACGCGATAGTGGGGCCATCCTTCGATCGGCCGATACTCTACCTGCATTTCAGCATCTCCTGAACCCACGCTAGGGCCATGCCGTTGTTAACGTGCTTTGGAGTTACGCGGAGCACGCGCCAACCTTGAATCAGGGCCGCGTTGTACTTTTCCGCGTCCTTCTCGATGCCGGTCCCGCGCGAGTGCCGGCCATTCACAAAGCCGCCGCCGTCCACCTCCAGCGCCAGCGACTTCTCGGGCCAGGCGTAGTCAAACCGCCAGCGGCGGCCGTTCGTGTCGAAGCGGTACTCGGTCACAGGCTCAGGCACACGCGCCACCTTGAACTGCATGGGCAGGCTAATCTTCACGACACCTTCCACTTCTGGATGGGGACTGGTATACACACACCACTGGCATCCCTCGACGCGGGCACTACGACAACTGTCACACCAGCTCACGCGGCTGGCCGCCGCTTCTGCTGCTGCCGCACATACTGCGCGCCCGCCGCGTAGCAGTCCTTCGCCAGCGCATACGCCGCATTGACCAGATCGCGTTCGGTCAGCTTGCCGCCCGCCTGCTTCGCACGAATCTCGCGCACGAATGACCACACCCGCCGCTCCCGCCGTGTCCTCGAAGCCGTCTGGCCCTGCTGCTTCCTGAGCACCGGACAGGACGCCGCGCACCACGTCTGCTGCTTGTGATACGACGTCACCACAAAGAGCTGCCCGCACTGGCAGCGGCGCTCTCCGAGGCGGTAGTACTTGCGGTCGTAGCCGTCCGCCTTGTTGGGCATGGTAAACGCCACGATGTCACTCGGTGGCTTGACTGGCATCTAGTCCTCATCCTTCAGCTTCTGGAAGTCCCCCGGCTTGCGCCGCACATACTGCGCCTCACAGCGCCGCCGCCAGTCCTGTAACACTGCGCGTCCTTCTCTGGGGATGGGGGCAGCTTGCAGATGGCCTCCAGCTCCCGCCAAAAGTTGCGGCCGGTCTGGGTGATCTCTGGGCTCATCTACACTCCACATCTACCCGAACAGTCGTTGGTGAAATGGTTCGTGTCATCAAGGAAGCTCCCCTGTGCCGCAAAGTCCAGTTCTCGCAGCGGAATCATGCTGCGGTGGATGGCCGCCTGCCGTTGCGCTCGCAGTCGGTCGTCGTAGGCGATCGCCCGCTGCCAGCCTGCAGGGTCATGCACCTGCAAATCCCGCCAGCCTCGGTCAGACCGCCACGGGCAGAACACGCACGCGCTCTTGCGTGGGACGGGTAAGCCGTGCTCACGTAAAAGGTCGGCGCAGTCGTGCTTTCGCATCCCAGCATCCACGAGCGGGTAGAGATGCCGCAAATACTTGAACCGGGAATCACGCATCCGATCAGCTTCGTCCAGGCTGATCCCGATCATGGCCGCCGCCTTCTTCACCCCGCGCCGCTTCATCTCTGCCCGTGTCGCCTGCCGGATCGGCGTCAGCTTGTAATCGCGGGTGCAGTTCTGCGACAGAGGCGCAACGTCGCCGTCCGTGTTTCGCACATAGGCCGGGACACGAATCACGGCATCATCGGACAGCCGGCCCCGTGTCACGTCCAACACTTGCAGCCCGTGGTTGAGCGCCCATTCCGACATGATGAGAAAGTGTTGATACGTCCATGACGCCTCGTCTTGCGTGTCTGCAAAAATAGCGAGGTCCGCCGAGGGGCAATCGCGCAGCCCCAACGCCGCCATGACTAACAGCGCAGACGACTCGACCCCAGCACCGAGCGACACATATCGAAACTCGGTCACGGTGCCCGCCTTGCCATGAGCAGCAGAATGACGACGCCCAGACAAATCCCCACCAGTCCCCAAGCGAGTTGAGAAAGCACCATCTCTGCCTCGCTCATGCCCCACCTCGCTCCGCGCGTTGCCGGTCGCGCTCATCCCGCACCCCCTCCACACACCAGGCGCGGGCATGGCAGGGCGGATCATGCGGACAGGTCCACTCCTGCCGTGCGGCTGGTGCGGGCTCGACATAATCATCCCAGCGGCCCCCGCGAATCCACTTCGCCGGCGTCGTCCGATAGCCGAGGCGCCACTTCTCGGTCCGGCTGTGCGCCGCCACCGCCTCGATGCACCGCTGCTCGAACGCGGCATTCGGACGGGGGCAGGCCTTGATCCACTCCCGCCGCGCGTCCAGTCTCGCCTCCCGCCAGTCTGGAGGCAAGGACTGCCACCAGCGGACGAAGTCCGGCCGCACATCCATCGACGGGTCTGACCCGAATGGCAGGAGCCGCAGCGGACTACTCACAACCCGTCCCGACTGGGAGCTGAGTCTTCGGAACCGCCGCGAGATGGCCCGTGTTCGACCAATAGAGACAGACGCCGGCGGTGTCCACCACCCAGACCGTGCTGGTCCCTTTCAGTCTCCACATCTTCGTCTGCGGACCGATGGTGTCTTGCCCTCGAATGATCTTCGCGCGCGTGACTTGATCGAAGGGATACTCGACCTCCTGCGCGAGCGCACGAATCCCGATCTCCGCCAGGCACACCATCACGAGCCCGCACAACGTCCCGATCAGCGCCGCTTCCACGGTGAACTTTTTCATCACTGATTCCCCACTGGAGACACCACCAACGGGAACGCCCTATCGTCCGCGACAATCGTGATCGAGGACATGCCCACACGGAAACGCCCGAGCGCCTCTGAGCACTCACGCCGCAGTGTCTCCGCGAAAAACTCTGCGAAGGCCTCGTCTAGACCGTCCGATACTTCGATTGTGATCGAGATGTTGTGATTGGCATATCGCCATGTGAACGACTTGATCTGAGCCGCTGTACTGATCTTGTTCATGTTCTGTACTCCGAGACACACGTCCGGCCTTACTCCCGTGGTAAGGAAAGGGAACCCTCCCACGGCCTATGGCGGTGACTCCGTGACGGTCACCCTTGTCCTCTCTCACTGTTCCAGATGCTCAGCGCATCCACCACATACGCGCAGGTCGCCTGCCGGTGAGCCGTTGCCTGCTTGCTTCGAGAGGTCGTCCACAGGGAGCGGTCTGACCGAGAGCCTCTACGTCTCTCGTGTCCGTGACGTGTAACCGCGAAGTCTCCGCGCCATTTCCGGCGAGAATGGCGAACCATTCGCGCATAGAACGTGAAGCGCGGGCACGAGTTTGGTAGTATTGGGAATCCTCACTCGCTGTCCTTGTCAGCAGTGATTGGTGAGGGGCCGCTCTGGTGTAACTAGCACCGGGGCGGTTCCGCTATCTTACCCGTTTCCTCCTCTGTGTCAATCGGTCGTTTCGTCTCCCCACTCGCACTCCCACCGAATCTTCTCCTGTATGGGATGGTGCGTCTCTCGCACCCGCTCCGGCCTTGACCAACTCCCGCCGCCAGCGATGCCCGCACGATGCCAACCGACCGCGCGCAGGCTCGCCCCTGATTCATAGGCGAGCGTATAGGTCAACACCTTCCGATAGCCCAACGCCTGCGCCGCGCGTTTCGATGCCCCATACAGAAACGAGCAGGCATTCCGAGTGCCGTCTGTCGCCACGCGAATTACTTCGGCCGTGGTCCCGTTGTCCAACATACGCGATACCGGCCGCCCCACCATTGCCACTCCAACCAGTGCGCCCTCGTGCCATGCCGAGAGCGCGAACCGTGCGCCCTGCGGTGAATCGTGGTGGCGATGGTGTTCGGCCACAAAGCGACCCGCCTCACGAATCGTGATCGGCCGCAACTCCACCCTAGTTTCCAACCAATTTATACAGCGTCATACCGCTCGTGTAGTCCCGCTCGATCACCTTCACGTCATACCCCGCCTTCCGCAGGTCCGAGATGCGCGAGGTGTACTTGATCGACAACTGCGCCAGTTCGAAGTTCGTCGCCGGGCCGTGCTGGAGTCGCGCCAGGATGTCCCCGTTCTGGCCGGACAGCCGCCGCAGTTCGGCGGGCTCGGTGAGGTGGGTATCGCGCGCGGTGAGGAGGTCTAGTTGGGTCATCAGAACAACTCGCCTTGAACACGTTCGTAGGGCGCTTCGTGCGTGGCGCCGTGCGTCCCGTCCGCCAACTCCTCGACCCGGAGCCTGCAGAACCAGGAGTCGTTCGCCATCAGCGTCGTCAGCACCGCTTGCGTCGCCGCATCGCCGTAGGGCGCCATGCCGGCCGGTTGCGTCGCCCGGATGACGGCGGTGGCAATCTTCTCCGCGAGCTCGAGGGTCGTCATGTGCGTGGCACACTCAGGACGGAGACGCTCCCGCGCGAAATGCGTAAGATGCCATCGGCCCCCTTGACCGAGTCAAGCGCGGTTATCTCGATCGTGTCGAAGGGATGGCCCTTGTCGTCGTAGAGCGTGTGATGGAACGAGCACAACTGGCAGGTCCAGACCGTGCTGTGGCGTTCTTCTGGAGGCAAGCCACGGGTTTTGTATCGGCGCTTCTCGCCCATATGTGCCCACTCCGAGGCGCCAAAACATTCCCGCCCGAACAGCGTAGCCGCCAGCCGGCACTCGCCATCGCGCTCGACGCACGCCGCCCGCACCCGCTGGATCACTGACGCCTCGGCGCGAGACTGACGCGCCTTGGCCCGCTTGCGCGGCTCTGGCTTCTGGCACTCGACGCCGCCATGCTCAGCTGGCATCTACTTGCCAGCCTTCGCCGCGCGCAGTTCGGCCATCTCCATATACTCGGCCCACAGCTCGGGAAACGCCGCCTTGAGCCGTCTGTTGTTCTCGCTGTCAGCACGAGCGAACGCGAGCGCAAGAGCCTGCACGAAACTCCCGCCATAGATCCTCATCGCGTCCACGACTTCGTAGTCCGTCATCGCGTCAACCTCATCTCATCTCCGGCCGTGCGAAGCACCTGCCGCAACGTGATCACCAACTGCTTCGCTTCCTCGCGCGTGTCGACCGCCTCACACTTCCGCGCGTACTCGCTCGTCACGTTCAGGAACAGCTTGGCCCGGTTCGCGGCTTTGTGCGTCTGGAACAGTTCCAGATATTTCACGTCGCACGCGAGATTCGCCTGCCGCAGTTCGTCCCCGATGTTGCCGAGGATGGCCGTGAGCGTCGTCAGCATTTCGGCGGCACGTTGGGGATGCACCTCGGTGTCGCGGCACTCCACCTGAATCTCCCGGACGATCGATCTGATGCTGCGGTCGGTTGGCATGGGCGTCAAGTGCGAATCAGAACGGGATGTCATCGTCGGTCAGTTCGGTCGTCATCTCGACCGGCTTGGGCTTTTCGACCGGCGTCTTGCCGTTCTTCGCGGCGCGCACGCGAATGCAATCCACCGTCTCGCCGGCATATTCCGTCTCGCTGCGGTACAGCGTGACCGCGTGGCCCGGCCACTGGTCCGTATCGGCCGCACCGATCAGGGCGGCGATCTTCTTGGCGTTCGTGATGTTCAGCACGAAGCCTTTCTTGGCCTTGGCGAAGTAGACGACGAGCTTGCGCGTGCCCTTGCCGTCTACATCCTCGACCTCGACGCGGTCAATCAGCATCGAGATGCCATCCTCTGGTACCTCGGCGGACTTGACGTACTTACTGGGGAATGCGGCGTTGATGTCCATTTAGTCTCTCTCCTGCATCTTGAGCTGCACGATGTACTGATACAACAACTTCAACATCGTGGTGCTCTTGGTTTCAATCTTGCGCCAGTGCGGCTGGCCCATCGCGTCGTCACCTTCCCGCTGCTCGAGCGTGAACGTGTCCTGTCCGCTCACGACGTCATGCACGATCCGGAACCCCATTTCGTCCACCAGCAGCGTCGGCACTAGCGCCAGTCCTTCCCCGTGCCGTCGTGCTTCGCTGCGTCGCACCGTGGGCACTGACACTGCGATGACTGCCGCGTGGTAAACCACGATGCCACCGCATCCGCGCTACACTGCGGGCAGGCCGTTGATGCGAACCTTAAAATGTGACCGCAGGCATGACACTCGTCCATGAGCCAGCCGATCTCGTTAATCGCCTCGACAACAGCCTCCGCTTCTTCCTTCGTGAAATCGGCCGGAAGCCCACCGATCCGCCACAGCTTCCCGTCCTTTTTGGATACCGGGTGCGGCTGCGTCACATAGACCCGTGTCGGCTCGTGTTCGCTCATTAGCGCCAGTCCTTTCCAGTCCCGTCATACTTCGCCGCGGCCCGTTCGTAGGCTTCGTCGTAGCCCTCGCCCAGACAGGTGGTGCAGCCCACCATGTCGTACTCGGCCGGGCTGCTCAGGGTCTGCCGGCAGACTTGACGCCAGACCATCTCCTGCTCATGGCACAACTCGCCGCACTTTTCGCAGGGGTGGCGCTTGTCCGGCACGCTCTCCATCGGCTCCATGTCGGCTCCATTCCACTGTTCGGGTTCTGGGAAGCTCACCGCTGCTCCTGCTTGAGCGTGCCCAGATACACTGTGAGCATGACGTTGGCGACGTCCTCGGCATCGTCCAGGCACAAGTGATAGCAACTGCTGGGCAGGTCATTGACCCACTCCCGCAACGCCTTGGCGGCCTTATCCCGTGCGGCGTAGTGGCCGCGCGGGATGCCGTTGGTGTCGAGCAGTAGGGTCGGCATCTGCGTGACGCTCACTTGCCCTCCTCGTAGGCGTGTTTGGACATCTCTTCGAGGCGCCGCCACTCGCGCAGTAACAGTTCGCACTGTGACGGCGCCAGAATGGCCGCGCGCCGTTGCACAACGGCATCGGCAATCTCGTCGTAGGCCATCTGTAACGGGCTACCCACGGCGCACCGCGTCCATGTCGGTCGCCTGCTGACGCCCCTTCTCGAACGCCTCCTCGAATAACCACACCAGTAACGTGTCGCGGCCGAACCGCTTGAACATCGCGGTGAAGATGTCACGCGCGAGCTTGTAGTCTTGTTCGGCGTCCCAGGTGTCCGAGACGGCGGCCTCTGCGGATTTACCACTAGCCATCGCCTGAAATGTGAGCGGCATCACGAATCCTTTCCATCCAAACACGGGCCAATCACGAGCGCCCCGGAGGCGAACACCGCGAGGGCAATCAGGACGGCTACCGTCACTTCCGCGCCTCCAGCATTTGGTCGGCAATCTCATACGCGAGTCGCGCGACTTCGCTCGGTTCTGGCGCACTACTGTGAAAGACGAACGCCATGCCGTGATAGCTCTCGTTCCACCCAGCCACAACCTGCGCCGCGAAGTAATCGCGCAGGGACATGCCACATTCGCGCAACTGTAGGACACCGCCAGACTCATCGAGCGTTGGAAAGGCTGCCCCTCCATCGACGACGACCGGACCTTTTTTGTCTACCATCGCCCCACCTTGCCCGACCGTTCCAACCGGTTGAGCAGCGCATCGCGCTTCCGGTTGCTCTCCGTCTTCTGGTTCCACGCCATCAGCGCGAGGGTGAGGCCTGAGAGGATAATGCTCACCATCGCCAGGGTCGTCGAGCTCATCGCGTCCTCCGTCGAAGCGCCCGCGGGACGCCCCCGTACCGCTTGATCATCTCAATCTCTCCGGACCGGACCCCGAGGCTGCGGTAGTAGGCGTCGACCGCCGGATACAACCCCACCCACGGACCGGGCGGCAGCGGTGGCAGCTTGGGACGCCGGACCTGCGCTGCCAGCGGCTGTGCCAGCAGCAGCAGCCCCAGGAACAGCCGGCGCGTTAGACGGACCACCACGCCACGACTCCCGCAACGCCCGCAATCGCGACGAGCGTCAGCAGGTAGACCACGACCCAGCCAGCCCGCTCGCTGTCGTCGTTCGCCTCGGCCATCTGCCGCTCGAACGCGGTCATCGCGCCACCGCCACAACCTTCGGCTTCGGCGCCGCGGTGTGCCAGGACGTGCGCTTGCAGACCGGGCAAATCTTCGGGAGATTGGGCCGGCGCGGGAGCCACGAATGCCGACACCGTTTACACGTTTGCGTTGACACAGTCACCATGTGCAAGACTCTACGCCTTACGTATAGCGGTGTCAAGCGATTTGTATTGGGTATCCCGAGTGGGATAGGGTATGCAGAAGACGAGGCTGGCCGGTGCGCTAGCTTGATCCGGGTGTCGAATCCGAATCCCCTAACCAGAGGGCTTCCACCTCTGACAGCGAGGACAGGGAGGCCTGTCTCCGCCGCTCCCAGCAAGGGGTTAGCGCACCGGCACAACTTGGAAGGACGCACTACAGACGCGGCAGAACCACCACGACGTCGCGCGCCCGATGGGCTCGACGTGTGAGGCCGGGGCCGTACACCGCGGACACTCCGGCGTTACAGGCGCAGCCATACCGCCACGAGCACGAGCACCGCCCACGCCGCGATGAGCACCGTCGTCACAATCGCGATCGGCCATTCACGCATCCTCGGCCGCCGCCTTCGCCGCCACGTTCGTCGCCGCATTCGCTTTGATCTGCTGCGTCGAGAGTCCGCCGGCCTGATCGATGGTCGCCATCGGCACCACGCGTCCGCGCACGAGGAACGTCAAGAGCCCCGAGACGAACGCGAGCACGAGCCCCTGCTGGGCATCGGTCCACTGGATGATCTGAAACCCGAGCAGCAGGTACATGAACTGCCGCACGAGCTCTGACAGCGTGTTCGGCTCCGACTGAATCCGCTGGCTAACCACTGCACCACGGGCTGCTCCTATTTTGCAATCTTCCACACGATGACGCCGGGCATCCGGC